GCTACCAACGTGCTGGCATCTTGGGCATAGAAGGTCTAGCTCTGGGTAGCCGATGGTGGGGTCCGAGAGACACATCCGTAGCGTTTCAAGCGTTTCGGCTAGGAGCCATGTGCGTTCTGGACAACGAGGATGCCGCAAAGCATGACGAATTGCAGCAGAACGCGCAAGCGCTGCTGGTAGAGAAGAGAGCGGGGTTGATTCAGTGCAGCGTAGCAGCGTGCGCCAAGTGAGTCGGATCGGCATCAAGGGACATGGGCTTTGGCTTGGGGAAGATGGAGTATGGCGGTTTGAAGATATGGCTACTTACGTCTGTAGTCGCTCAAGTCAAGTTGCCGTTGGGTTAAAAACTCGAAGTCGTCTTGAGCTGGATGCACCATCTCGCCGGTCTTGGGGCATTGGATTGGTCTCCAGAATGCCAGCACAAATGTCCCGCTTGGTAATCCAGCTTGGCCAGTGGAGAGTTTTCCGGAATTAGCGCGATTCTGTATTTCAGGCGGCCAAACGCAACCTCGTGATATTTCTTGTTCTCCATTGAAAACACTCCTATTTGCACTGCTGATTATAGTGGCATCGACCGCGTTCGCTGGAACTGTGACCGGACCCCTACAGGGACCATCCGGTCTGCCGGTCAAGAATGCAACCCTGACGTTCCAATTGCAACAGAGCGGTCTGCTTGTCGGCACCGGCAACATCGCCCAGCTAACAAGTCAGTGCTATACCAGCACAGATGGCACAGTCGTAGGCCTGCCCAACCCTTTGCAATTCCCGACCACAACGACCAGTGTAACCAGCACGCTGCCCAGTGGCATCTACTTTATCGAGTACACGTTTTACAATTCTGCTGGCGAGTCATTACCGTCCCCTGAATTCAGAATCCAGACGGTAACCCTGCAATCGATCTTAGTGTCGCCACCCGTATCATTCCCGGCAAATGCGACTGGCATCAAGGTTTACATTGGCACAGCAAGCGGTGCAGAGACGCTGCAGGGCACCACTACCAGCGCGACAGCACAATACACGCAATCTGTCCCGCTGGTTACAGGAGCTAATCCACCAGGGAGCAATACGTCACCATGCACAATCGCATTCAACGACACCATCATTCCGTATCAGGGCTACAACGTCTCATTGACCAGCTCAAGCGGCAACGCTTATCCAGGATGGCCGCAAGCATGGCAACTCAACGGCGGGCTTTCTGGCACAGTGAACGTATCGGCGGGGGCCCCGCTATGGAATGGGACGGTGATCTACCCAATGCCGATCCTTTCGCAGCCCCTGAATCATGGACCGCAGAGTATCTCCGGACCGCTCGACTTTGGTGGGTACAACGTAACGAACATGGGCAACACGACCTCGTGCTCGGTGAATGGAACGGTCAACGTTGAGTCGAGCTGCTTCGCCAGCTATCTCGACCTGGGCGCGAAGGTCACCGCGGCGCTGGCGTCATGCGGCAGTCAGTGTGAACTCTACATTCCGGCCGGCAGCTATTCATACACAACGTCTATTTCGCTGCCCTTGAACATCTTCGGCACCTACAAGTTGACCGGCTCTCCTGGCACGGTAATCAGCTATACGGGCACAAATGATGCGATTGTTACCCCAATTGGCACCAATGGACCCGGCGATTCGCAACTGATCATTGAAGGCTTTCAGGTCAACGGTACAGCGTCGGCAACCAGCGGCATCCATACGTATCCGACCAACCGGATCACAATTCGCAACATGCTGATCCAGGGATTCGCGGCAGGAGATGGAATCAGGGTTGAGGGCACAAACAGCTCAAACATCTACGACAACCTGATCACGAATAACCTAAACGGGATTCACCTGATCCCGACCATCTGCAACGCGTCCTACCCTTATACCTGCAGTTCTACCGGATCGGGCCCCAACATCTTCACGCCGAACGCGATGCACATCCACGACAACCAGATTGTGGTCAACAGCAACTGGTGCATCTGGAATGACCGCAACAGCAACCCAGGCGGCTTGACCGGATCGCTCAACAACAGCTATCGTGACAACGACTTAGAGCACTGCGGCACCAGCCCCAACGGCGGATCAATCTACGATATGCATTCGCGGGGCACGATCATCGATGGGAACTACTTCGAAGCTTCACCGCACCAGATCGTGCTCGGTGAAGCAGGCGCGGGCTCGGCACTGAATACGGCTGGGGCGAACGTGATCAACAACTACTTCACGACTTCGCCACCGATAGCGCCTGCAACCAAGCAGTATGAAATCGAGCTGCAGAACGTAGTCGATACGCGGATGGAGGGCAACTCAGAGCTTGGCACCGCGGGAATCGGAGGAGCAACAAACTGCTTTATCAACTCTCTAGTCGGTGGGGAGACGCGCACGTTTCTGGGGCGCAACGCCATCTTCCAAAACTCGACCGATGGTTCAGGCAATCAGATTTGCTCGGCTGGAGCGGGCGTGCTGACCTTTCTTGGTGCGGGCTCGACTACACTCAGGGCTTTGGGCTTCCTCGGATATATGGGCGACCAGTTTTTTCAGATCAACACTGCGGTCACAACTGAATCGGTGGGGATTCAGACCATGACCATTAATGGTTCGTGCCAGCTTGCACGCAGCACAGGCGACAGCGCTGCTATCAATGCAGGCGCAACCTCAATTCTGGCTAACACTTCCAAGGTGACGGCCGTATCGGCTGGGGGAATTACGGTGGTCCATCCTTCAGGCACGGCGATGACATACGACATCATCTGCGAAGACAATCCAACCGGATCTTACGGATTCCCATGATTACAATCAATAAGAGCGCCACTGCCGACACCAGAACTTGCGACTTCGCGAACACCAGCAAGGAGACCCTGCTCGAAAGCAGCATCCAGCACATTCACGACGTGCGCGCAGCCTTGGACTTGTTTCGGTTCCTGATCGCCGAGCGGGCAAAATATCACGATCTAGATAAGATTTCCGACATCGACGGCTTTCACCGCGACTTCCTGACCGGGTTCAAGCAAACCGAGTGGTGGGACGCGCACCGCAAGATCAACCGGCATCACCTTTTGCAACCAGACGGGGTGCCTAGTGACGTGAACCTGATTGACGTGCTGGACATGATTGCGGATTGCGTGATGGCAGGCATGGCGCGCTCAGGGTCGGTCTATCCCCTAGACATCCCGACCGAAGTTCTTGTCCGGGCCTTCCAAAACACCGTAGAGTTGCTCAATGCCAACGTGGCAGTAGCCAGCGAGGGAATAGCTACCTCGTCAAGGTGATTCGCTAAGCCCTCCAACATCTTGCGCAAACTCCTCCTCGCTCTTCTGGCGATCGCATTGCTGTGCCCAAAAGTGCAGGGACAGTCTACCTGGGAGTTTGATCACAAGACGTATTCGTTTGATCCTACCGACCTGCATTGTGGCCCGCTGCGGTATGCGGTCATGCAACCAATGTGCGATGGATGCTTGGGTGATCCGGTGTTCGCCTGCCAATCGGAGCCCGGTCTATCGCTCATCGACGTCGCATTGCAGGAGACAAAGTGGGTTGTGGACTGTCTTGCGGAGCCGTGCAAGCCACCCGCGAATCAGCCGCCGCCGCAATGGGTAGCCGCGTTTCCGTCACCACCAGAAGAGCTGACATATATTGCCGATCCCGCGACTGCGGGCGAGCTCGTATACCGGAATCTACACTGAAGAAACTCCTGGGGGTCCTGATCCTTCTGCTTTGCTCTGCACCCATGCAGGGACAGAACGTCGAAGGCCAGGTCATCGCAAGTCAGTATCAGTACAAGGTCGCAGGCTACGCGCCAAATACCTACTCATGGCCAGGTGGCACCTGCAATGCATCTGGACCGCTGAAGCAGTTTGCTTTCTGGGCTCCTCCCTCCGGAGCTGCCGCACCTGTAACGATCGTGGACGGCTCCCCGGCGCTGACTGAGACCGTCACGCCCACCGCAGTTCTTGACAACAACCAAACCTGCGCTATCTCGATCGCTGCGGTCAATTCCCACCAGGTGCCGTTCTTCATTCAGTCAGGCACGGGCGGCTTGCAGGAAGCGTTAAACCAGAACATGACTACGCCAGCCACCAACACTGTGATCTTGAACAGCGCGTGGTACCAGAGCGTGGGTACAGCGAATGCGCAGGCGGTTATCGCGGCGGCAAAGGGCAGCATAGAGCTTGGCCTGGTCGACGTAACCACGGTGCCGACCAGCTACTACTCGTGGAACGGCACGCAGTACATCGCAGTAGCCGCGGGCGGTGGGGCAAGCGCACCTGCAACCACGCTGGTCTACAAGGGCACTGGCGGACCGAACGGCATCATCCCTGCAACCCCTGGCGTCGACTATGTAATCCCTTCGGGCTCGATCACCGGCAACGCAGGCACCGCAACCAATGTTGCATACACCGGTCTGACGGGCCCAGTCACGATATGGAACCAGAACACCACCGGGTTAGCCGCAACCGCGAGCGCGTTAGCTGCAGCAGGGACGCCATGCATTATCGGCTATGCTGGCACGGGCGTTGATGTTCATGGCAACTCGCTAAACTGCCAAGCTATTGGAAGCGGAGGAGGCGGCGGCGGTCCCGGGAGCGCATTGCAACTCGGCGCTTACCTGACCTCCGGCAACACGGTCTCTGGCGCGCCTGGGCTCTATGCATTACAGCCAACCACGACACTGCTGCAAGCGAACGCCTTCTTTGCTGCGGCTCCCAGCGGCACGACCACGGCGATTCTTCCTCAGGGCATGGCGCAGCTGCCCTTTACTAACAATTCAGTGCACACGAAGGACCTCCGCCAGGGCGCGGACTATCTGCAGATTTCGCAATTCGGCGTCGTCTGCGATGGTGGGCAGACGCCCTTAACTGTATCGCTGACCGCAGGCTCCAATTTGGTAAGCGTGGGTTCGCTGATCGGAGCGGTAACGGATATCGGCAAGACGATGACTTTCACCGTGCAGACTGGCTACGGGTACCAGTCTCCGCAGTATTCGTGGACGCCCACGATCACGGCCTATACCTACCCCAACTTTTCACTTTCATCGAATGCGCCGTTCAACTTCAGCGGCTTCGCGCAACTGGGCACCGACAACTCCGCTCCCAACGCCGGCAATCCCGGGGGTGTGTCGAATATCCAGAATGCGATGAATAGCGCAGGCGGATCGCCACTGAGCATCCCTGTGGGCTGCAGAATGCTGGTCGCCCAGCCAATCGCATGGAACAACGGGCAGTCGCTCATCGGCCAGCAGGCGCAATTTGGCGGGTTTATTGGCGGCCCGGGGCAGGACATCCTACAGCAGCCGGACGCGTCAGGTCAGGGCAAGGCAACTGCTGCAGGCCTGCGTGTCGAGGATGTTGGCTTCACGCTTGATTCGGGCGTTGACCCCACGGGCATAGTTGGTGGACCGTGGACCAGCTACAACGCAGCCGGAACGCCGACCGTCCATACGCCGCTCTATCGCCCGCTTTACCAGCACACTCCGCTGGCAAATCAACCATGCGCGCCCGGGTGGGTACTGAATTGCACCAACGGTGTGGCCAGCACGGCACAGAACTCCTCGGTCATCTGCGTACCCACCGCGCTTGGCCGTGTGCCCGCAGTTGGGCAGACGATTATGTTTCCGTACTTCACCACGATATTCACGGCGACGGTCTCAAGTAACACGGGTGCTGGATGCTCGGCAGGGTTCACAGGCACAACGCTTTCGACTGCGCTGCCCAACACATCTGGGTACACGGTCGCGCAGGCAGAATGGTTCACCGGCACAGCGATACAAAGCACCACAACTACGATCCCGACCACGATCACGTATCCCCTGACTTTGACCCTGACGCTGTCGACCGCGCCGATCCCGGGCTTTGAGTCGAACTTCGCGCAGCATGGGCACATCAAAGTATGCGGCATCGAAGCCGATTACATGGGGAGCAATTCGTACGGCCCGTACACGGCCATCCTTCGCCGCGGCCCTGCGACCTCTGCCGGCTGTTCGGGCACCACGGTGATTGCGCCGATGAATCCGTGCCCGGCGAAGAACCTGTTTGGGAGCTCGTCCGATCAGCCGTGGCCCGTCATCCCATCGATCAACACCAACGACTCGACTCCGTCGGGCGCGAACTGGTTCCCAGGTGAATGCGGCGGTGCAGCAGCGCTGTCGTTCCCCACCGCCAACGCTCAGACCTTTGCGAACACTGGGCTGACGAACTCTTTCCTCGAGCACCTCTACTTCGGGACGACGCAGATACAGAACACGAATGGCACGCAAGACTTCTACTCTGCTTCCAATGCCGTCCCCTACGCCGTGGACATGGGTGGGTTCAACTCGAATGGCGTGATGTTTGGGATCATGCAGGGCGCCGCATCTGCTGGGCAGCATTATATCGGTCCTGTCGGCCCGACAGGCACGGGAAACCACATCCATGACATGTCATTCCGGGGAGCCTATCCGCTGGCCCTGGTCGACTTCCAGCAAAGCTTCATCGCCCGCCTGGACAACTACAGCACCGAGATTTCGCCTTATGACGGCACCGCAGTCGGCGCGACGACCTGTCTTTATCAGGGCTACACGCTGGATGAGCAGACCGGAAGCCTTGTGACTTTTAATGCGCAGAATCAGACCACTGTGGCCGCCTGCGAACCGGAGAACGGGTCTCACATCGAAGTAAACCCGTACGTGGTGGATGACGGTTTCGGCAACACCTACGACAATGTGGACTTTGAAGATGTGCCCACTTACTGGGGCGGCTCAGGCCACACCATCACGAATAGCCAGATGTCTCTGCCCGCACTGAACTATGGGGACAACAACGATCTCGGGGACCTGTCGGGCGGCAACTCGCAATACTTCACGAATGTCTGGAATGTTCACCCGCAGTTTTATAACTGGGGAACCAACTCCAAGTGCGAAGTCTATGCGGGTGGTGGCGGCCCTCCGACACACTGCGGGGCTGGCTTCGCTCAGGGCTACACGGGCCATTCGAACGAAGCGAGCATCACTGGGAACAACGTCCACCCCTACGAGAACGCGCTTGGCGGGATGATTCACCCGGGCGAGTGGAACACTAACTACTCATTCGACTCAGATCCAATGTCGGCGCAGAACGTGCAAGATCCGACCGAGCCATTCTGGGCAAACTATGCAGCCTGCAACCTTGGCGGTGCCGCCCTTTGCCGTCCCGAGTCATTCGATGGGTTCAACGGCTCTATCTACATCGGACCGCACCAGAGGCTGGTCGACGGCCCTTATGTCGCTTCCATGGACCTCAAGACCGTAGCGGCCGGCAGCACAGTTACGATTCAGATTTCAGCCTTTGATTCTGGCACTGGACAATGCTCGTCGGCGGGCAGCATTTCCTCGGGAACTTTTACGACTACGACAGCATGGCAACCATTCTCGTTTCCGGTGGACTTCACTGGTCGCGCGGGCTGCATCCTGCAAATTCAGTTCTATAACGCGACCACGACAGATCAGCTCAGGGTAGGCTACTTCAATTTCGTGCCTGTGCCTGGACAAGTACTGCTACCCACCGCATCACCGACCATTGGCGCATCGTGCTCAGGACCGAATGCCATCATCGGCAGCAATTCATCCGGTCCGCTTTCCTGCGTCGGCGGCCTGGTGGTTGCAGGTAGCGGCGGCGGGTCGATGGTCTACCCTGGCGCCGGAATACCCAATTCCACCGGCACGGCGTGGGGCACCAGCTACACGACCACAGGCTCAGGCACGGTAGTTCCGCTGCAGACCAGCCCGACCTTGATCACGCCCAACATTGGTGCAGCGACCGGAACTTCGGTCACCCTGACCAATGGAACCTTAAGCGGTATCAACGGTCTTGGTACGGCGGTCTATACTCTGGGCGCGACAGCGCAGGTGGGAACCGGAGCCACTACACCGACAGCCGTAAGCGGAGTAATCAACGATTCACTGTCAGGCACGCTTACCTTCACCACTGGCACCGGGTCTCTGGCTGCGGGGACAATCCTAACTATCACCCTTCCGGGCACGCGCGTGAATATTCCAACCTGCCCAATAGAGGTTACTGGCGGCACCACGTTCCTGGGTCCGGAAGATGTGGCATCGAATACCACTGGCCAAGTCGCGTTGACGGTGACCACGGAAGTGGCTCTGGCTGCCTCGACTGCTTACCGCATAAAGTATGGGGTCTGCGGTGGTACGTAGACTGCTGTTTCTGCTCATGATGGTCTTTGGATGCGGCGCAGCACATGCCGCTACCTGCCCCATCGCGTCAGGAACGGCATGGTCTTCAGTGCAATCGACGGTGAGCGCATGCGGCAGTGGGAACCTCGTGACCTTTGCGGCAGGCACATACACCGCAACCTCAACCCTCAACGTTCCCAGCGGCGTATCGCTTGCTGGCCCCACCGTGCCCTTGGCTGCTTACACCAACCCCGACGGCTACATTCACCTCGGATACACCCCCACAGCGACCATCCAAGGCAATCTCGGTCGCACCTGCCTGGTGACGCTGGCGCCGTCCACTGCAACCGAAAGCATTGAATACATGGGATTCAACGGGGAAACTCCGTCTGCGCTGGGCGGGTGCAGCATCTATGTGCCGGCGAATCAGCAGAACCTGACTATCACGCGCAATTATCTCTATGGCAACCAGACCGGAGGCGCGAGCGGGACCGGCGATCCGCACGACACGCTGATCGATATGGATGGCGTCAACCCCACCAATAACGACCAGAACATCACCATCACCTGGAACCGTGGTGGGGCTTCTGGCAACTGCTCGAACATCATGGGCGTGACCGGTGCGCCCTATCAGGGCGGCAACCCCAGCTCATACGGGGGCTATTGCGCTTTTGTGGGCATTCACCCTGGCGCAACCGATCTGGTGATATCTAACAATACGGTCTATTACCAGGAAGAGGGGATTAAGGACTTCCAGAATCCTGCGTACACCAGCACGATCTTCTGCAACAGCTGCACGATGGACTACAACGACTTCAGCTACATCCACAGAATAGCGATTGAGTCGCAAATTAATCCGATCAGCGGAGACGAATATCTCGAATACAACAGCTACCACGACGATTACCTGGCGAGCTACTACTCGATGGCGCTGTCCCTGGCCAATGGAGGGAGCTACCCCACCCATGGCATAGGAAACCTCTATATCGGCAATCAGGCCTCAAGTTGGCTGGCTATCGCGCATGAGATGTTTGGCTACAACTCTTCGGCAGTGAACGAAATGTTTCAGGGCGTCTGGAGTGTCGCCATCAGCGCGAACTTTTCAGGGACGTTCACGGTTACGAATAACACCTTCTGCGGACCTGGCAGCATAGGCCAAGGTAGCTCGGCCACCATGAACTATGTGCCACTGACCAACGGAGCGTCCAACAACATTACCTTCAGCGGCAACACCCCAGGCGCGGCCAATTCAATCAATACTAACGGTACGAGCACCTGCTCAGTGACCGCCAGCACCGCGCCAACGATATACCCACCGGCCGGCGCGCAGAGCTTCCCACTTTCCGTGACCCTGTCCAACCCTGGCACGGGCATCAATTCAAATACGAGCATCTGGTATACCACAGACGGCTCGACGCCTGTACCTGGAACCGTCCCGGCGCAGTTCTATACCGGACCATTCACTTTGACAGCAGCAGCGACGGTGAAAACGGTTGGCATGTGGGGTGCAGCGAACCAGCCGACCACCTACCCATCTGGATATGGATTCGCTCCATCGGCCGTGGTGAGCGCAGCTTATACCGGAGGCGGCACACCGACCGCGGCGACCCCGGTAATGAGCCCCACGGCACAGTCGTTTACCGGTACGCTGTCGGTTTCGCTGACCGATTCAACACCCAGCTCAACCATTCACTACACCATCAACGGCACCACCCCGACGACCGGCTCTCCGGTTTATTCGACTGCCTTATCTCTGACTGCGACCACAACGGTTCAGGCCCTTGCAGTCGCAGCAGGATACCTAACCAGCGGAATCTCGAGCAACGCATATACGCTCAACACGCCAACCCTGACGGGCGGTTATCTAGGAAACGTGGGCGGCATCAACACGCTTACGGTGGGTGCTCCGGCTATCCAGTTCACGGCTACAGGAACATATTCCGATTCAGTGGCGCGCCCCCTGCCTGACTCGTTTGGCAACACGGCCGTCTGGACAAGTTCAAATGGCACCATCCTGACGGTTGGCAGCACCGGGCTCGTTTCCTGCGCTGCTACCGGCACAGCAAACGTGCAGGCGACCTCATCTCCGACCAGCATCCCTTTCTCGATCTGGACGATGCACTGCGGTGCCGCGCCGACTGTTGCGACTCCAGTATTCAGCCCGCCCACCCAGACTTTTACGGGCACGCAGGCGGTCATCATCACCGACGCGACTGCGGGCTCGACGATTTATTACACGACCAACGGGACGACGCCTACCACGGGCTCGACGGTCTACACAGGGACCTTCAATGTGACAGCGACGACCATGGTAAAAGCTATCGCTGCAGCCACTGGATATGTCAACAGCGCGGTAGGCACCGCAACTTACACGCTGACCACTGCGACGATCTCCCAGGTGTACCTGAATGTCCCGGGAAGCAATTTCCTGAACTATGTGACTGTCCCCAACACGGTCCAGTTTGCGGCCACGATTCAGTATTCAGACGGCGTGCAGCTCACTTCAACCGTGGTGGGTGTAGCCAATGCGCGTGGGGATGCGATTTCATCGTGGACTACTTCGGCCAGTGGCGTGGGAACCATCTCGACCAGCGGCGTTATGACTGCGGTAGCTCTCGGCGTCGCTAACCCCAACGTCACGCACATCCAGGCAATTATCAATGGAACTGTGCCAAGTAGTCCGTGGTACGAGTACGTCTCACAATCTGCCAGCACTAAGACGCAGGGAACTACGACACAAGGCGTGACCATCCAATGACAGACGTGAGGTGCCCATCCGACCCCAGAAGAGTGACGCTTGGACTGTCGAATCGGTATATGCACACTTTGCCAGACGCTTCAAGGATATAGAGCGTCTGTATGATGCTCGATTCAAGGCAGACACGCTAATCGGGAAGGCCAACCGCCAAGCTATAGACATCGCGATTAAGGCCGTAGAGCAGACGGCGACTACCGCGAGGCAATATGGCGAAAAGGCGATAGAAAAAGCCGAAACGGCGAACGATAAGAGGTGGGACGCCGCGAACGAGATAAAGGCCGCGATGAAGGATCAGCAGGCCACGTTCGCCACCAAGGAAGAAATGGACCAAAGATGCGCGAGCAATGCGGAGAAAATAGCTGAATTAACCGCGTGGCGCGGCCGGATCGAAGGAAGGGATATGGGCAAGGGAGAGGCCACGACCTCCCACCAGGTAAGCGCCAACTTCATCGTGACCATAATCATGGCGCTCATTGCAATCGCTGCCGTGATGGTGGCTATCTTGAAGCATTAAAAATCGTCGAACGGGGGAACGATTGCCACTAAACGAAGAGAAGGTAACCCTCATGATCAAGCATGAAATTGAGATATATGACAAGAAGCAGGACGCCAGGCATAAGGAAAACTCCTCGCGTCTTGAGGTAATCATTGCTGAGCAGAGGAACGTCGCCAACGTGCTGGCGAGTGCAAGCGGTGAAGCTATCGGCCGGGCTGCCCACAACAGGATCTTTCTGGCGATCGCTGCCGCGGTAGGTACGGCACTCATGACAGGAATCATCGAGCTGATAAAGCACGCATGGGGAATGCACTAAATGGAGAAGCTATGACAAAGGGATCGTTGATTGAATATCAGGCGCTCAAGATCGCCACGCTTGAGCAGGAGATTGAGAAGTATCGCATTGCTATAGCAGCCCAGTTATGGGGGAATAGTGGTGGGTGTGTTGCCAACCTGCGGTGCGTTGCTGGAGAGTTCGGTATCACCAAGGAAATGGCTTGCTCGCCCGTGGTGGAGATTAACAATTACTCGCACACTCACCAAGAGAAGCGGTTACGTGAGGAACTGCATCGCCTGGATGAGTTAATGGCGTTGCATAGCCATGTCACGGGTGTCGATTTCAGGTACCAACGTGAGCTGATTAACGAACTAGAAGCCCTTACCGGGAAGATTGTTTATTACGCTAACTATCCCGTCAGCAATTGGATGGAGTTTCCAGAGCTCCACCCCGATATCAAGCGGCAGATAGCCAAGGCCGCGGAGTTTTGGATGGACTTGCCTGACTTCATGTACCCGGAAGGATGGAATGGTGGTACCCCTTCCTGTGTTGGCATTACGCATGCACTGGTCCGGCTCAAAGCAGAAATCGACCGCGCAGCGCAAGAGCATAAGGGCCTGCGGTCGGCATAATGGCCAACCAAGACGTCGCCATCAGCTACGCATTGAGCTTTGAGGACAGCAAGCTTACCGGCGTGATCACCACCAATGATGACGGCGTAACCAAAACTCGGTATGGGATCGATCAGCGGTTTCACCAGGATTTGGGTGCCAGCGGGTTCTTCAAGGATATGGGCTCTATCGCCGCCCTGCAGATAGCTAAGGGCGTGTATGCACAAAGCTACTGCCTGCCGCTGTGCATCACGGAAATTTCCAACCAGGACATTGCGAACAAGCTGCTGTCGCTCGGGATCAACATTGGCGTAAAGCCGGTGAGTAAATTCCTGCAAGACGCTGTTGGGGTCACGGAAGACGGCGTAATCGGCGTGCAGACGCTGATGAAGCTTAGTTCTGCGGACTCGCTGCTGGTGCTCACTGATCTGCGCGCTTCGGCGGAACGATTTTACTACGCGGATGTGGCCGCAAATCCTGATAAGCAGAAGGATCTTAAGGGATGGCTAGCGAGGGCACGAGCATGAAACAACCAACACACGACGAGATTGAACGCGAAGCCTATTCCGAATGGGAAACGGCCGGCAGACCGGAAGGCTTCGACCCGCAAACCGGCATGGATGTTTCCGTGGCGATATGGCTGCACTCGGAGAGCCTTCTGCGGGAGTTGATGAATATCCCACTTGGGCCTGAGACGCGGCCGTCTTACGTGGTGATGCCATGAGCGCGGAGCTAGGTGGGTAAGGTGGACATCATCATCCTGATCGTCGGAGTGGCGATGGTCATTGGGATTTCCATGCTCAGCAAAAAGGGAGGACGTAACGGATGAATTGGAAACTATGGTTACAGGGGCTACTGGCGGCGTTCGTTTCCGCGTTTGCATCCGCGGCGTCGGGGGCGATTGCACTCCCGGCGGTCTTTACTTTCGACAAGGCGGGAGTATTGAACATGATCCGCCTGGCAACGGTCCCGGCGATGATTGCACTGTTCGCCTATCTCAAACAGTATCCGACACCACAGCTCTCGGCGGTCGTGGATCAGCAGGGCAACGTTAAGGTAGTCGGTAACCCCGTGGCTGAGGTCACGGTGACGGGAAAAAAAACACTATGAGCTTCACATCTGTTCTTGGCAAGGTCGGCACAATCTTCAAAGACTTCTTTACGATCGCACTGCCGGTCGCAAAGGCAGCCGAACCATATATCGACGTAGCGTTTCCTGGCATGGCAACGCTCTACAACCTTACTGTCACCTTGGTGACGAATGCAGAAGGTGCCGCCGCCGCCGCAGGAGCCCAGGCCGGTAGCGGGGCGCAAAAGCTGGCTCTGGTCTTAGCTTCACTGCAACCGTATGTCGTTCAACAGCAACAAGCGTTAGGCATATCAAATCCCACGATCGCGCAGACCACCGCGTACATTAACGCCGTCGTCGCGGCATGGAATGCGTATCAAGCGGTGACCGCCGTCCCTGCGCCCACCCCTGCACCCGTAATCCCGCCGACCGTCACGACTGTGGGCGGGAGCCAAATGACCGTCACGGAGACGAAATGAGCAATACGAAAACTATTCAAATTACCAACTATGCCCCAGACCGGTTCGCAAGGTTTGAATCCACCGTGGCCGCCAAGGGGCTGAAACTCACTGGGTATTCGGGCGAGGCGCACGACTTCGGGGCGGATGTGAAATACGTTTACGACGCTGCTACAGAGACGCTGACGCTCACCGTTCTGCACGGGCCACACCTGCACAACTTCGACGCCTTTTGCGCCGAGCTCGAGGTGTTTGTGGAGAGTCAACAGTAGGCAAGGAGGAAATCATGGGATCGGCCAATTGGATCGCGAAAGCGACCTCGAAGAACAAGGGAAGCTTCTCTTCTGCTGCGAAAAAAGCCGGAGAGTCAACCGCTGAATATGCAAGCGAGAAGTCTGGCGCAAAAGGCAAGCTCGGCAAGCGCGCTAGATTAGCGCAAACGCTGATGTCGATGAGGAAGAAATAACATGGCCCACACCAGATTGATTAACCTCAACGGCAGCGCGGGCGCTTTTGTCGCTGTGTCCGCAACTCAGGTAACCCGGCGCTTCGACATAATTGAAGACGGCAGCGTTACCGCGCAGGGCATACAAATGCAATTCGCGGATGGAAACACGCCACCGTTTACCACCATCAGGACGGTTCTACCGCCGGCCCAGCCAGTTACTCTAGGTACCCCCATTCCATGGGGCCATGGCTATGGCCTGGTGATCGGAACGCCGCCGGATAACTCGGGTGGCTATGCGATCGCGGCCACACTCTTGTGTAATCTTCGCTCAGCGACTGCGACTGCGACCACCGTCGCCGTCACGGAGTACGATTGATGCGCCGGCTGCTGGTGGCCCTGATCATGGCTGCTTCGGCAGCCATTTCTATTGCTCAGCAAACTGGTGGCGGAGGTGGGGCTGGGGCTGGTGGTGGCGGAGGAGCACCTACGGGCGCGGCAGGCGGAGCGCTCAGCGGAACCTATCCTAACCCATCGATCGCGGGGGCAATCAATCCATCCTCCACGGGCGCAACGACACCAGGAACGGGGGCGTTTACGACGCTTAGTGCAAGCAGCGGAGTATCGTCCACCTCGGATGGCGTGCATGTGGGCGAAGTCAGCATCGTGGGCAATACGACCAACCCCTCCGTTACAGCGAACACATTCAATATATTTGGCCCAGCACTTGCAACCTTTACGGCGTATTCATGGCAGGTTCCCTCCGCTGCGCCGAACTATGCGGCATTGGCGTGCGTCGGTTCCGTGTCCAGCTCAGTGTCACAGATAACTTATTGCCCCCAGGCTGGATCAGGGGCCGCGATACCTACAGGTCCAAATAGCTCTACTTCGGGAGACTTGGTTTCGTATACAGGAACCGGCGGCCAGCAGCAAGACAGCGGTATCGCCTCGGCGAATGTTCTCGTGAAGGCTCCGCTTACTTCTTTCAGTCTCTACAATCCGGCATCAGAAGCCAGCAACCTCGTCTTGAGCGCAGCAAACGCGGTCAACTGGGTCGCGTTCACGATTCCCGCGCAAGGGATGACCGTAACCCATTTCGGATTCAACGTAAACGCTGTGGATGCCACGACTAGTCATCACTATGACATCTGCTTGTGGAATAGCGCGGGAACGATGGTGGCAGATCTGGGAGCCCACGCAGGAGGCAGCGGATGGCCAGATACCCAATATGGAAATGACGTGGCTATCGCACAATCCAGTGTAACGCTGCCCGGTGGTACATATTTTGCAGGCTGGAGCGGGGATGCCACCACCCTCAACCTTAGCGCTCCGAATAATTCCGGAGTTTACTCGCTAGCGCTGTACGGGGTAGGCCCGGCGAATACAACCACCGCCGGGCAGTGTGGGAACGTGACGGTGCCATCGCCTACCACGAGCAGTAATGATGTAAACACGTATCTCGGATTCACCCTGCTGCTTCACTAAGATGAATAAACTTATTGTTTTTGTACTGCTTACATTTTCGGTCCAGGCCTGGGCCGCGAGCTATTATCTCTCCGCTACCGGCAGCGACGGGAATAATGGAACGAGCGCAGGTGCTCCGTGGCTTACGCCGGATCACGCGGTGAATTGCGGAGATACGATCACTGCAGCGGCATCCAGTTCTTATTCTCCTGCTAACTTCCAGACATTCGGCACGGTGACATGTCCAGCCGGTAACAATGTCGCCTGGCTCATTTGTGCTACTTTCGATGCCTGCAAGATCAGCGGAATGACAAGCTCCCAGAATGCCATGACTGTCCAGACAAGCTATTGGGGCGTGCAAGGCTGGGAAGCGGATGGGTCGGCGACCTCTGGACCGTGCTTTTTGATGTACCCGTATGCGAGCTCTATCCACCACATTATCTTCGCCAATAACATTGCGAGCGGGTGTGGATTGAACGGTATAGCATCGTCGGAAAACAGTACCTACGGCGTGGATTACATAGCTATTTTGGGGAACATTACCTACAACGATGCAGGGGGGTCTTCGTATTGCGGCAGCGGGATTAGCATCTACGAGCCGGTGGCGTCGGACACCAAACCAGGAACCCACATCTATATTGCTGGGAACTTCTCCTGGGACAATTTCAACGGAAATCCCTGCAACGTAGGCACCCCTTCTGACGGGGAGGGGGTAATATTCGACACCTGGGACGGCGTCCAGACCGGGCTATCAAACTACGGGCAGCAGGGTGTAATTGACAACAATATTCTGATCGCCAACGGTGGCCGGGGAGTCGAGACGTTCAACAATTCTAATGGGCCCGGTCCTTTCGCCAAGATATACATTCGCAACAATACGATCTGGGGAAACAACCTTGATACCCGGCCAACCTATGCGGCCTTTGTTTGCGGCGAGACGCTTATCTACGAAGCATTCAATATCGAATCGTTTCAAAACATAGTCGCGACTTCGGCAACAAATGGGTGCAATGGCGGTACCACTCCGGTATACAGCTTTTCCGTGAGTAGCGGAAATGGCACCGACCACGTGTACCAGGATTACATTTACGCAGTTGGCGGGACAACTCAGGGCATAACCAGCTCGACCGGGTTCTCGTATGGGCCGAATAATATAGTCGGCACGAGCCCCTCTTTCTCTAGCGCAGTTGCTCCAGGAGTCCCCTCATGCGGTAGCTATGCCAGTGTTCCGGCTTGCATGGCAACCGTGATCGCCAATTTTATGCCAACAGCCACATTGGCCAAGCCCTACGGATACCAAACGCCGAGCCCCATCAGCAGATACGACCCGCTCTTTCCGCAGTGGCTGTGCAACGTCAATCTGCCGGCTGGATTAGTCACGCCGGGATGTTTGACGGCCTCGGCCAGTTCAGGCGCTAGTATCAGCGGCAGCAAGATTCAGTAATTGAGAATCACTCGCTCTAAATCAAGTTTCAGGGGAAAAAAGGAAAACCCATGTTGAAGAAAGCAGTGCTGTTCCTGGCGCTCTGCCTGACTGCGCTCATTTCTCCGTGGGCAGGCGCGCAGGGCGTAGCTGACCGAACAAAATTAGCGATTCGATGAAAAAACTCCTCGCTCTTCTGGCGATCGCCGCTGCGTGCCTGCTCGGACAGGATAGCTATGCCCAAAATGTCGAAGGCCAAATCATTGCTTCGCAGTTCGGCGCATACCAAGTCCCAGGCATCGCCACCGGATCGCTGCAATTTGAGCCGGCCAGCTGCCAGGTGATTGGTGGTGGCAAGAACTTCAATGCGTTCAGCGTGGGTGTGCCGGTAAAGATTGTTGACTCGAACCCCCTGCTGAACGAGATCGATACGCCGTCCTCAGTGCAGATAAACGCCTGCACCATATCGATGGCGACAAGCCATATTCATGCAACGCCGTTCTATGTGACATCAGGCACAGGCGGCCTGCAGGAAGCACTGATCAACGGGCTCTCGAAGGCAGGCGGCGCAAATACCGTCATCCTGAACGCTGACTGGTATGCGCAGGTGCTGCCCGGTAATCCAGCGACTGTGATTGCTGCGGTCAAAGGAAGCACCACGCTGGGCCTAGTGGACGTAACCACGACTCCGTACACGTCTTACACCTGGAATGGTTCGGCCTACGCGGCAAATGGAACAGGCGGCGCAAACACTCCAGCCACCAGCAACCTGCTGAAGGGCAACGGCGCTGCTAACGGAGTAATTCCAGCGGTTCCAGGCACAGACTTTCTTGTTCCAGGGGCCCTGCCCGGCACCACAACAGCAACGACTCAAACGACAGGCGACAACACGACCAAGGTGGCGACCGACGCGTTCGTGCTGGGCAATTCGGCGACCGCGTCCATCCCAAACACGGTGGCACTCCTCAAGGGTGCTGGGGTTGCTGGTTCGGCGGCAGCAGCTACAGTAGGTACTGACTACTTTGGTCCGCAGACAGCCACGGCCGCATATCAGACCCCTCTGTCTACGGGAGCAGGAACCACCTTCGCTCCGGGTGGCGTCCCGGTGTCATTCGGCACAGCGCAAACCCAATACATCCAGCAGCAAGTCACCAACTCGAATTACACCACGCTAAACATCAACTCCCTCAACGATGAAATTTGGGTCGAGGGATTCACTGGCGGACCATATACGGGAATCGGTCAGACGCAGGTAGCATGGGTGACCGCGACGAACTACCCGCTCTGCCAGAACGTGAGTTACTCGGGGGGAAACTACGTAGCCATCACCTACCCGAATTCCTCGGTCACTCCGACCAGCAACGTTACGGTATGGTGGCCAAAAGCAACCTCTGACGCCACCACGCAAGCAGATTGCGCCTTCGCTAGCGCGGCAGGTAAGGCGGCCGCCACTAGCAAGCAGCAGACCTTGCGCGCTGGCTCTGGTAGCTGGAATATGACTGGCTGGATTGAGCCCGGCGGCCTCTACTCGGTCAACATCAAAAGCTGCGGCATCTTCTGCGGCACCTGGAATTTCACCGGCACGGCTGCCGTGCCCATGGTGCAGCGTGCCACAGGTGGAGCGTTTACCTTTCTTGACGTGTCAGACGCCTACTGGGAGCCGAATCAAGTAGCCTCCTCGATCTTCGACCTGGGAGCGCTGAATCAAAGCCATTTCGACAACATGCAGTGGGACAACCCTGCACCTCTGGGAACGGGGAACTCGGGGAACTTCTTCGCACGTTTCGGTGAATCGGGCGGCGACGGATTTCAGGTCTATCCAAACAACATCACCATGGGCACTTCGCCCACAAATCACAATACGGCTACGATCACCGCGAACTTGACCGGCACCACGCTGACATCGTTCACGCTTGTCAATGGTGGGTCTGGGTACCTACCGGCCGCCGCCAACAACATTCTTTACCTGCAAATCAACGGATACAAAGGGGGTACGTCTTTCCAGCCCTGCACAGTCATGCCGACATGGTCAGGCAATCCATTCACCGTTGTCTCCGGGGTCATAACCGCCGTAGCGGCCCCGACATCAGGAGGAACAGGTTGCTCGGGAACCATCGACGTTGCCGCCTACAGCTACTTCCCTGTGCAGTGGGGCATCTACAATAACGCCTCGGACTCGACGCTCAAAGACATCACCATCTATGCCAGCAGCCCTTACGGCGCCGGGATCTATGACAATGGCGGGGACACGCACCACATCCACATCCATCCCAGCTTTATTACCAACGGAATCGCGACCATCTGCGCGAACGATACCTATGAAAGCACGGAGCTCGACAACGTTTATAACCAGGGGTTTCAGTTCAACCAGCCGTTTGCGGGCACGGGATGCGCGGTATCTGGAACACATTCTTATGGCGCTACCGCGAAGGGAAACGCGGTCTATTACTTCGCAAGTGCATTAGCTCAGGTCACGATTGGGACCTCTGCCTCTCTTTCCGGAGGGACGACCGCGGCTGACTGGCAAGAGTTTGTAACTCAGTCCGGGACGATCGCCGCAACTTCCGACTGGGCAACGAAAGCTCCATCCGGGCTGGTGGTTACTGGAAACGACCTCTCCGCTGGCGAGGCCATGGGCGACTGGCAGCCGATCATCAACGCGACCACAGCAAATATCGGGACCCTGAATGCTACAACCTTCAACCCGTCCAGCATCGGCTCGGTGAGCATCACGGCGAATACGCTGGGCACGGCTACCAGCGGAACGAATTACAGCTCTGGGAACATTACCCTCTCGGGCAGTTACTACAACTCGACGGCTCACCTTAGCAACTGGGTAATTACCAACCAGATCGGCGCTGGAACCAACCCCGTAACCGCGCTCAACTTTGCCTGCTCCACTGGGTCGACGGGTCAATGTCAGGCTAATTTCAGTAACTCCGTTCTTGGCGCGCAAATCATTAAGACGACCGGTTACACGGTAGCTGCTTTGCCCTCCGCATCAACTTCTGGTGCAGGGGCACAGGTTACGGTCACTGATGCAACCACCTTCACTCCGGGAACTTGCACTGGGGGCGGGTCGGATTACATGATCGCCATTTCGAACGGGTCGACATGGAGCTGCCATTAAAAGCCTTCTGGCGTTCGTGATCTTCCTGCTGTGCTGCACGCATGTGCAGGCACAGAACGTGGAAGGCCAGATCATCGCTTCGCAATACGGCGAGTTCAAGGTTGCCAGCCAGAGCACAGGCGCTTTCCAATTCCCGCCCGCTACATGCCAGGTGAGCGGTGGAAACAAGAACTTTGATGCCTTCAGTGTCGGCACTGCAGTAAAGATCGTTGATTCAAATCCCGCGCTGACAGAAGTAGCCACCCCAAGCAGCGTATACATCGGGCAGTGCGTCATCAACATGGCCACGACTTACACGCACGTGCCGCCGTTCTATCTGACCTCCGGAACAGGCGGCCTGCAAGAGGCAATCACAGCAAACCAGCAAGGTATTGCAGGGCCAAACAGCGTCATTCTCAACGCGGAATGGTACGCACTGATTCAGCCGCGAAACGCCGCAACGGTCATCGCTTCCGTACATGGCAACACCAGCATGCCACTGGTCGACATCACGACTACCCCGTACACGTGGTATCAGTGGGGCGGCTCGGCCTATGCTGCAGTGACTATCAGCGGCAGTGGATTGCCCCTATCCGGCGGGACGATGTACGGAACTTTGTTTGCGCCGAACATCAACGGCGAAGTCTATCCAGCTTCGTGCGGCCTCTCGCCTGCGCCTTCATGGTGCTCGGGAACGACTGCGGATGCGTGGATTCGCGCGGCATGTACACAGCTACCTGCGGCTGGTGGGACGATCAACCTGCTTGGATTGACGGGAACCATCGCAGCGAGTGTCCCATGCAGCACGCCGACAAAGCAGGTAATCACGCTCCAAGACCCAACTTCCACGTTGACCATCACCGAATCAGACGGGGGAATCGTCTTCCCGCTGGACAACGGGAGCATGCTTCTTGGGCCAGGAGCGGGGCAATGCACCAATGCTGGCGGGATTCATCTGGCAAGCGGTGCAAGCGTGACAGCCATCGTTGGGCCAGCGCACACCGATGGGACGCAGGAGAATTTCACCGCCAATGGGCTTTGCATCTACGGAGCCGCCGGTGCGACAGTATCGAAAGGCTTGATTTACGCCAGCCACACGTATGCTAATACCTCATTTGATGGCAATACCATCAGCGTGTGCAACACGGCTTGCATGATGATTCTAGACAGCGGATCAATTCAGATCACCAATAACTGGCTGAACGTCTCTGATGGAGTGGACTCTATCACCGGAACCCCTCTGATCATTCAGGGAACAGGTGGAGGTGGGTGCAACGTGGGTCCAATCTGGGTAACCGGGGACCAGATCGAGCACGCTCTCGGAGGCAGTCCAGAGATTGTCATCGAAGGAGACGGAACCGGGTCGCCTCTTGCCTGCGATATCCACATTAAGGATGTGGGAATAGAGCGACAACATGGTGGTGGGACACCATCATCGATTGGGATAAGCATTGCTGATTGCAAGAATTGTAGCGTTGACAGTATTGTGTCGACGGGTGTAACGGGCGGTTCGGCGATGGTGCAGATTGCGTCGAACAGCTCCGGCAGTGTGGCCAACGTAAGCCTGACCAACATCAGCAACATCTTCGGCTCCTATGCCAACACGGTCAATGACACGTCGGCTGGAGTTGAGTTATCGTTTCTCGCTCAGCCACTTGTCGCCACCTATTACTCTAACCCGGGTTATGTTCAACCCCCGGCACTTCCCGGAACCACGCTCCAATCAGTGGGCAGCGATGTGATGAGTGGCTTAGGTAATTTCTCCACCGGGAGCAGCACAATCGGAACCGACTTTTACGTTACCGGATGCTTCGGTTCTATTACCTGCACCCTCACGCGCACCAACTCGTCGCCACCACCCGGCTACACATACTCGCAAGAAGTCGACATTACCGCGAACTCTGATACTGGCGTCGGGTTTAATGGTTTGCAGTATGGTTCAGCAGTTAGCTTCACGGCGGGGCAGACTTACATCGCCAGCTTCTGGGGTAAGGGAGATGGCACGTTCACTGGGTTGCCGACATTTGTTCTGCAAGATACGTCGATCCCGGCCTACTATTGCACCAACATATCACCCACAGCGTTTACGACAACGTGGACGCTCTACTCGTTCACTTGCACGCCGACTACATCCGGCAGCGCTTACCTGGCCGTGGCTGCACGCACTCCGATCGGGGCGACGGGAGCCTTTTGGTTTGGCGGCTTCGTTGTCGCTCCAGTAGCTCCGCTCACTCCCGGAAATCTCCTGAGTTCCATTTCCCCTTACGGGGTTGGTCCAGCCACCACCGGCCAGCAGGCCATCACCATCAACAGTACGCCCTGCGAGTTGGGGGGAAGCTGCAGCGTAACGAGTAGCGGCGCATCACCTTACACGATTACCGCTTCCGGTACACCAGTCATCAATCTGGCGAACGGCCCACTGCAAACGATAACCCTAACCTCCGCCGCTACGGCAACCGTGACAGGTATCGCGGCCGGAAGTCGCTTGGCTATGCAGATATGTGAAGGGTCCACGGTCTACGCATGGACTTGGGCCGCCGCAATCCATGGGGGAATTTGCGTAGGCCCATCGTGCTCTCCATATCCATCGCAGGCAAATACCTGCTCGATGCAAACATTCAATTCGTATACCGGGACGACGCTGGTGCCGGAGAACATAGGAGTCGTAAATGTCTCTCCGTAGCTTAGCGCTATTCGTATTCCTGGCATCTGGTATGGCTCTCGCGCAGGGCACTGGAGGTAACGGCGTGCCGGGTCAGTCAATCGGCACTGGTAATTACACCCTTGGCAGTACCCCGCTCGTTTCTGGAACCCCCACCACGACCATCGCAGGACTTGCGCAGTTGCAAAACGTATTCTACTTATCCTCCGCTTCCGAGATTGGAGCGCAGTGCAACTCGGCAGTCACTGCTCTCGGTTCGACTGGGGGCGTAATCCAGCTACCCAACTCCACCTCGCTGACGATGACCACGGCCTGCACAAACATCCCCCCGCAGATATCGATTACTGGATATGGCAAGAACGCCACCATCATCACTTGCACGGTAGCGGGTGACTGTTTTCAATTCACCATGAACCCTACGACCGTCGGTTCGATCGCATCGGGGGTTTCAAGTTTTGAAATCGACGGCAGCGGGGCCAGTAATCAAGTTCTTATGCACTTCAACGGCGCGAGCGGCTACACGCTTCACGATCTACAATTTGAGCCCTATGGCGGGTCCGGTAATGCGGCTACCTGTCTCGAATTTGATAACTCCGCAACGGGTCTCTTTACGGAAAGAAACCGATCCTACAGCGTAAATCTTGAGCGGCAATGCACGACCGGTGTGCTTTTCAATCAGAACTCAGGAGACAGCAGTTACTCTTTCGGCTACAACAACTTCGAGTTTCAGCTAGCCGCGGAGGGATCGAATTATGGAATTGTGTTCAACGGCAACGGGATACTCTACGGCGGCTCGCTGACTGTCTACTGCAACCACATCGGCCCTGGCGGTGGATGCGTGCAGTTCAACAACGCCTTTAATGCTAACGGTATAAGTGGAGCACCGGGAGAAAGATTATTTATCACAGCAGAGGAAGATGGCTCGGGCGCTGGCACGGTCCTGGCGGCCACCGGGACAAATAGCCTGAATTTCGACGGGATCATATTTAATGGTTCGTCCTCGGCTACGGCACTAGCGACGAACACATCCGTGGCAGGAGGCGCGACCCTTTATATCTCCAACCAGTACGGGGTTCAAGGATCAAACGGCACAGCACAATCCGGGGTTGCTGTAGATACCAACTACAATACCGTGGCTGGTGCCACACCGAGGTCTTTCCTGTGTCCAAACATAGGCGATGGGGCATGGTGCGAGACTTTAGTAGGTACAGGCACCGGTACGGGCAATGCTGCCACGCTGCAATTTTTCAATGAGGGCAACAATAACTCCGGCAGCCGCGGCATTTTGGGCATGCCCGGAAACTCTGCGATTGAATGGGACAACGCTGGAAACGCTTATGTGACGGGCGGGAACCTCATTCTGGGGAACACGACCTACGCTACAATCCAGATGGTTGGCCCCCATACCTGGTATGACGAAATCAGCTCGACCGGGCAATACATTCTGTTCGATGTTACAAGCAACACAACGCCGTTTTATATCACAACGGCGGGCTCCCCCTACAACAACGCTTTTGCGGTTGGTGCTAACTCGATATTTGGGTGGAGTTCTCAGGCTCAATATGCCAATAACGCCGCCGCTGACACCGCCTTCTCGCGTTCGGCTGCAAACGTAGTTGCTTGCGGCGACGGCACGCAAGGGGACTTCTCTTGCCGCTTAAAGTTGGCCGCGATAACTCTGGCGGGCGGTACGTCGCCAACGATCACGGGATGCGGTACGATATCGGCGCAAGCGGGCGGTGCTACGGCAGGAACCTTTACTACCTCTTTAGCCGGAACCTGCACGGCGGTAATCCCATTACCCACTGTAGCTCACGGCTATATCTGCAATGTGATGGATCAAACGTCTCACACGGTACTTCCGCAAAGTGCCAATAGTACGGCAAGCTGCACTGTTACAGGCACAACTGCGGCAAGCGATGTTCTGGTATTCTCGGCGCTTGGCTGGTAGCTAGTAGCGCGGCCCTTTCCTTCGGGAAACCCAATACGTAATCAGTCCGACGATGCCTGCTGAGACGGCGATAAAAAACGCGAGCCCAAGAGCCCCGGGTAGAGACTCAATCAGCAAATGCCAGACGAAGCGTAAGAAGTTCACCGCACCACTATAGCAAATCCAAGAGTTCAGGAGAAAACACATGGTTCGCAAAAAGATAGTTGTTGCCCTTCTGTGCCTGTCGGCAACCGGCTTTGCACAGACAATTACCAAGGCAGGTATAGCCACTCAGTTCAACCAGTGGCGCGCGCCCGGGACCACCAACCTCATCGCTGGAGCCAATGCCCTGGTGCCGATTGCCTCATGCGCAATCTCGGCAGGAGGGGTGAACACTTATGCCCTTGCGGCATCGACGCCGATAAAAATCAACGACCCCGGCAATCCGGCGATTGACGAAATTATCACGCCTACCGTGGTTGTGCAGGGGGGTGCATGCACAGCGACCTTCACCACCAGCAATGCCCACCCGGCGCCGTGGTACATCACCAGCGGAACGTTCGGACTGCAGGACGCAATTAATGCGGTCGTGGCGACTGGGGTTATGAATGTGGTGCAGCTTGATGCTGCGTGGTTCAATAGCGGCGGCACGGCGACGACCATCTACGGCGCCGCTGGAAGCCCATACGTATCGATTGTGGCGTCAAACCTCACGCCCTACCCAACCTATCGATGGAATGGAACTCACTATATTCCTACCTACTCTCTGCTTGGGAGCATCGGCACGGTTCCGGCAATTGCAGCAGGTGCGGCGGCCGGCAGTTCCCCAACTGTTCTAACTGCGGCTGGATCTTCCGGCAACATTATCACCGCGGACGTGACCACGGGGACAGCGACGACGACTGGCACGCTATTTACGGAGACAGTTGGGACCGCTCCAGCCTCAGGAAACATGGACTGCACCGTCCAGAGCGTCGGCGCCAACGTTCCACCTGCATTCACGGTATCAATCACTGGAGGTGTTGCGACTATTGCCGTGGCCGCTGCTCCGGTGGTGTCGACGGCATACATCTTCGCACTGGCGTGCAACTAGATGTGGAGGCTTCCATGGATACCCCGATTCCTGTACGAGGACCTGAAGGCGGAAATCTCCGACCTGAAGCGCGAGCGGCAGATTTTATACGACCGTCTAGCAACTCTGGGGCTGGGTGGTCCGCTCTTCACCTTGCCGAGCTCGCAAGATTCATCACCAATTACGGAACCAGAGGAGGAATCAATTAGCGAAGAGGAGCAGGAGCAAATATATATGGCATCCCTGCGACCCTCGAAGCGCGCGCACTATCTCGAATGGAAGATGAATCGCGATCGCAATAGGGTCAATCGGGGCCCAAGTGTGGCACATATCACGCCCGAGCCGGTTGCCAAAGTAACCGCTGCACTTGAGCAAGCCGAGCAGGCAGGGAAGAGCTCGGCTGGCGCTGAATTCGTAAAGTCTACCCTCGCCGTATTTAGAAAGAAACAGGCTTAGATTGGCCACAACGCCCACCCTCGACATGCAACAGCAATCGCAGGTGATCCCACCGCAAGAGCAGCCATCCCAGGAGCACACAAGCTCCGCGCCGATGGTTGGCGACGCGCAAGATCCCCAGAATAGCGGTGGCATCACCGAGGATGACCAGCGGGCACTCATTGCGCTCGTAAGAAAATATCGTGACCAGTGGTCCGCGAACCGCGTGTTCCTGCGTCAGCGCTGCGTTCGTAACCTGGAGTTCTTCAAGGGCAATCAATACATATCTTTCGAGCCAGGAAGCACGCAGTTCGTGGGCGGAGGCGATTGGTTCGGTTCTGGCATCGGGAACGGCACGCATGAGCAGAACGCGGACGACACCGATATTTATAAAAAGTGCAAGAACTTCTTTCAAATGTTGTGCGTTGGGTTCATTGCTGCGCTTTGTCCGCAGGTGCCCAAGTCAAAGTGGATGCCGGTGAACGCGGAGGAGCTTGCTGACGTAGCCACAGCCAAAGCCGCACAAATCCTCATCGACATAGTTGAGCGCGACAACAAAGAGGCGTCGCTACTCAAAGGGCAGTTGCTCTATATGTGGAACTGCGGTGCTGCCTTCCGCCATACACGCTATATCGTGAGCGCAGAGCGGGTTGGAACCAAGAAAGAGCCAATCTACAACTCGACTGAGACCGAGATCATGCCCGCGCGCATGCACTGTTACAGCTGCGGCGCAGACAACCCGGCCGGGACGCAACAGTGCGCTAACTGCGGAAAGCGCATGCTTGATGACAGCTTTTATCCCCCCGTGACCGGGCCGGTTACGCAACAGGTCGGGACTGAAGAGGTTCCGCAGGGCGCAGTCGTTCAGAATTTGTATAGCCCGCTCGAAATAGATGCTGACCCTGGCGCTAGCAGCTTGCTCGACACGCCAATCCTCAACCTGGAGGTCGAGATTCATATTGCGGCACTACGCGCGGCCTATCCGACCATGTACAAGGAGATCCAGGCGTCCGCGTCCAGCGTGCTCTCTTCCAACGGCTCCATCGATCGGCTTGCAAGGCAGCAAATCTATTCACAAACCAGCGGCCAGATGGACATTCTCTCCAACATGAAGCCTACGCTTTCGCGGACATGGATTCAGCCGTGGGCATTCGATCTTGAGGATGATCAGGAATTCGGCGTGCGGATGAGAGCAGCCTTCCCTAGTGGTTGCCTGCTGATCAACACTGGGGAAACGTTCCTTACTGCCAAAGAGGCTGACCTCAACAAAGAGTGGACCTGGGCTGGTACGCACGAGAACTTCAAAATGTTCCCTCCCGCGCCTGGGGACGTAGTTGTCCCATTTCAGGAGGACTACAACGACCTGTCCAATATCTTGCAGGAGGGTATCGACCGCTGCGTTTCCGGGATCATCCTGGGCAACGATGACTTGATTGGCGGAAATGCGATGCAGGGCAAGCGGCTGCTTCCGGGAATCATCAACGGAGTCAAGCTGAAACGGACCGGTGCGCCGGGTTCCATGAAGCTGGAAGACGCTCTATGGCAGTTTGAAATTGAACTCAAGATTCAAGAGGCGATGGCCTACTGCAAAGAGCAGATGATGGACGCCCAGATGTATGCCATGGTGCCTCCCCAGGTATACGGCGGTCAGGGCGACCCCTCGATTGAGACAGCGGCCGGCCAAAAGCAGCAACTGGGTACAGCCATGGGAGTGCTCAACATCTACTGGGAGAATCTGAAAGATGAGCACGCGGCGGCAGATGAACGTGCTGTAGCATGTGCGGCCGACAATCTCACCGATGACCTCCAGGACGTAATCGAAGAAAAGGACGGCTACCAGAATCAGTATGTGCGCCTGGATGATCTGCAGGGCAGCGTTCATGCCTATGCGGACACAGATCAAGGCTTGCCTGTATCGGCTTCTGAGCTACGCCAGCGCTGGATGGACCTGATTACCGCGGCAGAAAACAACCCAGTGGCTGCAGCGATCTTTGACGACCCTGCAAACCAAGAACAGGCAGCGGACGCGATGGGTGTATCGGGCATGGTGGTACCCGGTGCGGCGATGCGGACCAAGGTGCTGATGGTCATTAAGAAACTGCTGCAGGCCGAACCTATGCCGGTCATTGATCCGCAGACTGGTCAACCTGCAGTCGATCCACAGTCTGGCCAGCCGAAGCTGCAGCCATCGATCATGCCGACCAAGGGTATCGATGACAACCCAGACGCGGTAAAGGTTGGGAAGCAGACCATCTGGCAGTATTGCCAGGATAAGCCGCAGATTGCCGATGACAAGCCGCAGGGATTCCAGAACATCTTGCTCTACCTGTTCGCTTTGATAGCCATGGGGGCTGCATACGATGTGCAGGATGCTCAGGCAGCAGGAGCGGCTGAAGGAACAAAACAGGGAGCAGCGATGCAAGCCGCGGCCCCGCCGCCGAAACCGCCGCCGCAGTTGTCGCCACAAGAGCAGAACATGCTCTCTCTGGTTCGCCAGGACGGTGCCGAAGCCATGGCAGCCCAACTCAAGATCGCTGAGACAGGCAAGCTCGGTCAGGGAGAAAGCCTGCAAGCCCAGACAGCTGCGGCTAATTCACTGATACAGCTTGCGGCCAAGGTCGAACAGATCGCCGCAGATAAGACTTCTATTCAATAAGAGGACCACATGCCAGCAGAAACAGTAGCAGCACCCGCCCCAGCGGTGGCAAGCACTTCCGCGCCCGCAGCTAGCCCAGCACCTGCCGCAGCACCGTCTAGCGCCCCTGCAGCCTCTCCAGCCCCAGCAGCAGCGCCTGCTGCAGCACAGCCAACCTTCGGCCGCAACTCTGGCGTAACCAGCCATGTTGATCCAGGCCAGTTCCGCAACACGAACGAATACACACAGGCCGTGCTGGCTGAGCAGCTGGCGGCTGGAGCTGCGGTTCAAGATGCGCCTGCCCCGGTTGAGGAAGCGGTTGCAGTGGCTGAGCCGGTTGTATCAGATACCCCGGTCGAAGTCCCTGCACCCGACGCCGTTGCGGAAGAAAAGCCGGCAGAGACCGCAGAGCCGGACTTTGATCTTGAGCCTGAGACCATCGTCACCCCGGAAGCCCTGCAGCAGATGATTACGGAGAACGCAGACTTCGCCAAACTGCTGCAGGACGACCCCAAGCTAAATGGGCGCCTGCACAAGACGGCGCGCGAAGCCGCGGAACTCAAGCCATACCGGGAAATCTTCCCTGACCTCGAATCGGCGAAATCTGCGGTAGGAGCTGCAGCAGAATGGAACGATGTGCGCGAAACCTTCATGGGCTCGACCACCAGAGAAGGAACGCTCAAGACTCTGGCGCGCTTGACTGAGTTGTCTTACGAGCGCGACGATACCGGCAACGTTCTCTATAAGGACGACCAGCCGGTCATCGGGGAGGATCTGCACGGCTTCCTCGATAATGTTTGGGCGATTGAGATGGAGGACCGAAAATCTGACATCCAGAAGCGTCTCGATGCAAATCAATACCACGTTGGGGTAAAGACCGACGAGGAAAGGGACGCCGCTATCCGGCTGGATCAGGGACGGCTAGCCCTGATTGACGATCTTCTGGGGCAAGTGGTCGAAGCACCTGAAACGCAGGACATGACACCTGCACAGCAGCGTCGACAGCAGGAGCAGGACGCCCGCGATAAAGAGTGGCAGCAAAAACAGCAGGGCGAAAAGGTTGGCGAGCGGCAGAAGTTCGAAACCACCATGCAGACCGCAGCCCAGGACCGGCTGAATGGCGAAATCGCCAAGATCATGGCCAGCGTCGAGAAGCAGGGCGGCGTCGTCAGCCCCTATCTGAAGAACATCTTGCCTAAAGCCATCGCCTCGAAGGTGATTGGGAAGATTCTTGCCAACCCGACATTACAGGCTCAGATGCATAACCTCCAACGGCTTCCTATGGGCGATGACGCACGCACCCGCAGAGTGGCTGCCATTGATCGCGCTTACCAGACGTATCTGGGAGGCGTTGCCCGCGAAGAGTTGAGGGAAGCGGGAGTGCAGATCGCCAACGCCTCCGCAGCTAAGCGCGCCAAGATCGACGGGCAGATTGACAACACCCGCAAGACCGAGCCCACCAGAGGTTCAACGGGAGCGGTGACTGCTGGGAGAACACCCATGACCGCCGATGCTGCCTACGAAACTGCCAAAGGGGAGTGGATCAAAGCTAACCCCGGCAGACGTTTCGACAAGAGCGCAGAAGGCAATATCTTGCAGCGTGTCGTCAATTTGCAGTTGCAGTAAGAAGGTTGCAGCGGGCCCAAATCTTCTGAGCTACGGGCCCCCGCGTGGCGGACCCGGTGGTTCTGCTAGTCCCACGACCTCCCAGCGCGATTATCTGGGCGCTCTTAAAGCAGATAGGCAGCCTGCCAGCCCGGCACGACCGCTGCAAGACAAGTTTATCAGTTCCGCGCTAATTCGACTCGCTCAGAAGAGGTAACGCCGCCACCTCCCGGCGATAGAGCACCTGAGTCAAGTAAGCGCCTTCGCAGAAACATGCCGTCCCGGCTAAGTGCCTGGATGCGACCCAACATCTAACCCGCGCCCCATGTGGCGCTGAGGACCCATTATGGCCGCAGTCACTGGACAGGCAGCAACCACACAGCAGCTGCAGCTTGAGGCTCTGAATAAGACCATCAAGCTGCTTTTAGAAAAAGACGATACGCTCGACAACCGCATTTCCGAGCGTGGCGACATCACCCCGGTTTCCCTGCGCAGCTTCCGCGTGCGCTTTCAGACCGGATTCCCTGGCAACGTCGCGCTACTGAATCTCGATGGCGGCATCCTTCCCTCGGGCGGATTCAGCACCTGGGATCAAGGCACGATCACCCCGCTGGCTACCGTTATTCCAGTGGAATATTCCAAGCTGACCGACATCATCGGTGAAGGTGGCCCAAAGGTTGTTTCCGAAAACCCGGTGACCAAAACCTTAGCCGATGTTGCAGTTCAGATGAGAAAGAACCGCGATCAATTCCTGCAGCAAGCCGGTGATGGAAAAATCGGTCAGGTGGACGCCACCTATGCTGGCGGCGGTGCAAATCCAATCATCCTAACCTCCACGCCTTGGGGGGCTCGGTTGATTTCGCAGAACCAGCAAGTGCAGGTCATGACCAATGCTTATGTTCTGCGAGGCATCTGCTATGTGACCAACTGCAACAACAAGCTCGGCTCAACTCAGTCGATCACGGTGGATGTGGTACCTTCGGGCACGGTAGCTGGTGACTTCATCATGGTCGCCGCGGTTGCTGCCACCACCCCGGTATTCATCTACGGACTTCCTTATTTCCACAACACCGCCACCACGGGCACGTTCCTGGGCATTAACCGTACGCAGAATTACGTAGTTGCGAACGGTGTAGCTGCAGGGGGTGCTCCCATATCGCTACCGATGTTGCGTGCCGCAATGAATCGCGTCAAGCAGTCACTCGGATCTGGTGCAGTCAAAACGCAGGTATGGCATACCCACATGGCGCAAGTACAGGCCTATGAAGAGATGGGCTTTGCCAAGCAGTTCATCCCGCTGCAGGGTGGGAAGGCGGGCTCACTCGACATGCTCTTCGATGGTAAGTACACGATTGCCGGCAGAGAGGTAATCGAAAACGTTCACGCAGACACAACCCGCTGGGATTTCATGGAATTCGATTCCTGGGGCAAGGTCACTTGGGGCAGCGCACCGTTCTGGTTCAAGAACCGGTCAGGACAGTGGGTATTCCAGCTCTATGACCCGTCTTCCGGCAACCCCACCACCAATGAGGCATGCTGGTACGTCGACTGCCGTCAATATTACGTGGATAATCCATTAGCAATCAGCTCTGTTACCGGGTTGAAACTTCCCACCTACAACTAACTACTAACCACGCAGGGGCTGGGAGCGATCCTGGCCCCCTCGTTTTTGGAGCAAAGAATGCACGTAGTACCGCGTGAAACTCAGCGATTCCTGAAGAGATACGGCGGGGTCAATCCCTATAACCAGCCAAAATGGCGGCTTATCGTATCCGAGGAGTGTCTTGTCAAGGAAGCTGGCGTCTGGACAGACTGGGCCGAAGGCCTTTCTACCAAGGAGAAGGGCGGACTGAATTTCGCCCCGATTGAGGGCCAGCCGGGCGTAGTTTACGAGCGCTTCCGAAACAAGCCTATTCGCGTGGTTACAGAGGTGCGCGAGACGCAAAAGTATCCCCAGGCGGAAGGCTGGATTCTTGAGTGCTGGCGTCCTGCTTCTAGTTATGGCACGCCAGAAGACTGGTACTCCTACGTGGCATCCGACGGGATTACTCCCATGCTTGGGCCATACCCTGAATGCGGTGATTATGAGATGCAATTTGGGCCGTGGGAAAAGCTACCGACCACAGACATACTGCAGACTCTAATTTCCCGGCATTCGAGCAGCATAGCCAACCGCACAGGCACCCCATTTTCCCGTGCAGTCGAGTATCTCCAGCGTGCTGAATACGCAGCACAACGGAAAGAGGAAAAGCTCAAAGAAGAGTATGCGGCCCAGTTTCGCGATGTGCTTAGCCCCATGAAAAGCACCAGCTTGGAAGCTTCGCGGTGGCGGCAGGAATTAGCCGCGCGCACTGGAAACGAAAATCAACATATCGGTGTTCTATGACGACCGGCCCTAGCCAATGGATCGCAGAGATGAAACGCAAACGCGAAGTGCTCAAACTTCGCAGGGAGGCGCTTGCTCTGGCGAGGACGATTATCGAACAAGACCCTAGGACTGAGGGAATGAGCGCATACGAGATTGAGTGCGCCGCGTGCGATCTATGCGATAGGCAGGTTAACGAACTCAAGTTCCAGCAGGAAAACGACAAAGGAGAAACATCATGGCAGTAAACGAACTTACTCCACTACAGGCCCAGCAGCGGGAAAACATGCACGTGCTCTTTCCTCAGAGCGACGGGCGACGGGTAGCCAAAGACCCCGGGACGCGCCATACCAACTCGATGCGCGCAACGCTTGAGAAGCAAATTAAGCAGACCGGCTCCGATCGCCCTGTAACGTTGCTCAACCTCAACCCAATTGCGCTAAAGATCAATGGTGGCATGTTCCATCCGGAAGAGATACCTGCCTGCCCGCTGGATCAGCCATATGTGGTTTACGTGTTTGGCCAAACAAGATGGGGGCACAAAGACAAGGGCGTCGGTCTGGACAACGTGCATCAGATCGACCCATTCCCGGAAATTCCAAAAAGGCTAGCCGGCGAGTACATGCGTGAATACCAGCAGGAGAAGGATGGGTTTGGCGGCGTGCTCTGCTATGTAGGCGACCACCACCCATCGACCATAAAGAAGGGCGAGATGGTCATGGTGCCTGTGGTCACCTACGTCGACGGGGATCTGGTCATGGACGAGGAGGAAAGAGACTTCCATCAATTGCTGGGGATAGTACGCACCAAGCGTAACCAGTCGCTCATGCGCGACATTCAAGAGGCTGTCAGCTGGCACGAGAACCCGGAGCAGGCCAAGAACGTCAACGATTCCCACCGCGATAAGGCAAGGATGGCGAAGCGGGAAGGATTGATCCCCGAGCTTCCACGCTTTTGTATGCATGAGAACCTATTGACGGAAAAGCAGCCGGACCCGTGCCCAGTCTGCGTGGCGATTCCGAAAGCCGGTGCCATCCTGTGCACCAACTGTAACCACGTTTTCAATCCGCTCGAGGCTTACCGCAATACAAAGATCGCATACGGTGCCGTCGAGATGGACCGCATGACAGAGCTGGAATGGAAGATTGCAGACCAGTTAAAAGCGCAGAGGGATCATATCCGTGCGGGTCGCGGGGTTAAGGGCCAGTGAGCAGTTACACGGTCGGGCGGGTCAAGGGACGCGTACGGTCATTAGTGGACGATCCGCGCGCATCTTGGTGCACGGATGATTTTCTCATCCCGCTCGTCCAGGACTTGTACGAGGACTCCAGTTCCCAGCTTGTCTCCACGCAGAGCAGCTGGGACATCGGAGTGGTAGAGGTTCCCGGCATTCAGCCTGGTACACCCAACCTCTCAGCCCAGCAGGTAGCCGGCGGCATGCTCGCACAGCTTACCGACCAACCGTTGCGGATTGATTGGAAGCCGGCCGGACAGGCCGCGGCGTACTACCTGCTGATACCCAATTACGAGGTGCTGCCTGACATCCAGCCCGCGCAATACATGCTGGGCTGGGAGTATCGCAGCGATGTCATCTGGCTTACCCCGTGCACGATTGAGGTGGATCTGCGCATTCGCGGGGAATTTGATCCGCCCGACCTCAACGAAGACGCCAGCGTGCTTACGTCGCACCCGCGCATCGGGCTAGCAGTCTCTTATGGGGTTGGATCACTGATCGGAGTAATCCGTGGAAACAAAGGATGGGAGACCAGCTACAACGCGAAGTATGAAGAAATTATGGACGACATCATGACCGAGTTAGTCAGGTCAGAGCAGGGACAGATTAGGCGAATAGGCAGGCAATCAGGTCGCGGCGGTCGTGGTAGGGGCTTAAGCATTCCAACAGCAAGTTAAAGGAGAAATAAAATGGCATCAGTAGTGTCCTATATCAGCTACGAACATGCACCCGGAGGGTCGAAGGATTTTATCTTTAACTACTCCATCACCGTCTCTGGAACCTACACCACAGCCTCAACCGGTGAGTCCATCGACTTGACAAAGGCGCTCAACCCGAACGGGATTGAACTGGATGACTTCCTTCCGGCCGCAGGCTTGGATGAGAAGTTCGTTGACATCCTAATTGCCAACGTCCAGGGTTATGGCGTCGGGGTGTCTGCGTACAGTGCTGGATTGTTCAACTTGTTCTTCTACAGCGCTCCTGCCACCGAGTTGACTACGCAAACCTACCCAACAGCTATTTCTGGCGGCCAGGTGAACATTGCAGTCAGACACCGTGGCTGATACAATATAGGGGCGTGCGTCACCTGCGAGAGAACCAGAACGCGAGAATACATGCGAAAGAAAAGAGCTAACGGCGCTTGAATTTTAGTGGAATGACTCCGGCTCCGATCGCTCGATTCGGCGGCTACGTGGGCTCGGAAGATCCGACCGTGCTCCCGCTTGGCATAGCCGCGGTGGCGAAGAATGTTCGTTTCCAGCTTACCAGCGTGTTCACCCGGTATGGGCTGCAGACTGCGATGACCTCGCAAAATGCCGTCCCGATCAGTGGACTCGCATCGCTCATTTATACCCCGGAAAATCCAGGCGAGACGCTGTTTCAGGTCCCGATGGTGTTCGATACTTCGGGGTTTTTGCTGGTCGAGCAGCCGGCTGGGAGTGGGAAGCTGATACGCGTGCAGGGACCTCTCGTCACGCAACCGGTGAATGCACACGCGATCGTGACAGAGGCCTACAACAGAGCTTTCGTGGCGTTCAGCAATTTGAAGACGCCGGTAGCTCCGATCAATGTTTACTCTCTGACGGATCGGTATTTAAGCCCTTATGGCCAGAAGCCGCTCGGAGGATCTTGGCTAGCTTCGACAGCATACGTGGTTGGGGAGTATGTTCAGCCCACAGTGGCGGGCGGTAACGGGCATCTATACCGATGCTCAGTTGCTGGCACCACTCAAGGCGGAGAGCCAACATGGCCCTTGCCTGAAGGCGGTACTGTTCAAGATGGTACTGCGAGTTGGACAGAATCAACCCCCGTACTCGTCAACAGATTACCATCACCCAACACGCCCAGCATCACACGCGACAGCGGAGGAGGTACCTTTGCAGCGGGGCGAGACGTTTACCTACAAATTACGTTCACCAATTCCCAAGGTGAATCGATCGCGAGTGGTCCAGCGATCTTGGTGGCGACGGCGTCAAATGACGCGGTTCAAGTGGCAATCCCAACTCTGGCAAGCCTCGCTGGCTGGATTCGAGGACTCACCGCACCCTATGTGCCCACGGGATGCAATCTGTATGAAGCAGACGTTGCCACGGGAGGAGCTGCACCATCCAGCGGAAGCTTTGCGCTCGTGGGAAGCTATGCGCTAGGGGCAATGGCTACAGTAACGGCAACGGCCAGTGGTGCAGCGCCATCCACAGCAAACACGGCGAGGGTGACCCCTGGAGGTCTGGCATCGCCGCCTGCACCAACCGCAGAACGAGCTTCCGGCGCAGGAGCCTTTCCTGCTGGTCGTGATGTTTATCTGGTAGCAACATTCACCAATTCTACCGGAGAAACGCTACCATCCGTAGCAGGATCTTTGCTGGACACCGTACTTAATGATGCAGTGCAAGTTCCTATACCGTCTACACTGTATCAAGTAACAGGAGTGAAGCTTTATGAGTGCGACGTTGCCACCGGATCACCATCTCCAGCGACAAGTAGCTACGCTCTTGTCGGAACTTACCAACCCCTCAGTACCGCGACGATATCGGCCTCTGCTAGCGGTCCTCCCCCGCCAACAAGTAACACGAGCGGATCTGCTGGAAATATTGCACCAGACTCTGCGGACGTAAGCGATACTGGGGTTCAGGGGTATCGGTATGCATCAATTGCTTTCACTAACAGAAACGGCAATCTCAGCGGAACTGTCCCTGCATTCACGTCCATATTCGTTGATGTGCCAGGGTACGAGATTTACATGGCCAACATTCCGATTGGTCCCAATAACGTCATCAACCGTACGATTGGTCTCACCGTGGCCGACGGCACGAACGTGGGGCCTTTCTTCTACATCCCATCGGCTACGGTAAGCGCCAACATCCCGATGACTGCAACGGTCATCCCAGACAACACAACCACGACAGCATTCTTCAATTTCACCGACGAGTTTCTTGAAGGCGAAACCAGCACAGACATGACGGACCGGCTGCGCTGCATCCTGCCGCCGCCTGCTGTGGACGTATACTACTCGCCAAGCATTGATAGAATCGTACTTACAGGAGTTGGCGGCTATGGATCGGGACACTACATATCTCTTTCGGCTGATTCAGAGTCATACTACGGAGACACTAGCCCTATCCAAGTTGCTAACGGAAATGGACAACTCTGTATTTGCGCACGCGAGTTTCAAGGTACAGTGTACAGCCTTAAAGAACGCTCTGGATTCACTATATCTCCAACTGCAACAGATCCCAGTACTTGGCAAGTCAATCAGCGTTGGGAAGGTGTTGGACCCTGCGGACCGCGGGCAGTCTGTGTAACCAACGACTTCCTGTTCTTTGTGCATCGCTCTGGTGCCTACGCATATAGCGCGGGTGCTCCTGCACCGCAAAGACTTTCCGACGAAATGCCGGACATTCCCGGCGGCCTGTGGTCCACGATCAACTGGGATGTGCAGCAGACCATTTGGGCCTGCGCGGACGAAGAGAAGAAAGAGCTGCGCATCGGCGTACCTGTCAATGGTTCGCTGACCCCGAACCTGACCTTGACGCTGAATTACTCCGAAGGCTTGCAGGGCCCCATCAAGTTCACCGCGATGGATGGAAACGAGAAGTATGTGCCCGGCGGCCGCAAGTGGTCAATAGATGACATCGCCGGAAACTGTGCGGTCAAGGTAGAACGTGCATTGCCGACACTTGCATCCCCCTTTGGCACCATGCGGCAGTCGCAGGTACTGATTGGCTCATCTTCGCCTGATGGAACTGTGCAAGCCGTGACGATGGGGGTGTACCGAGATGGACAGCAAGGCATTGACTCGCGGTACAGAACTGCATGCCCGCCAACGCCAGGGATCAGCCAGCTTGGCGGCGTCAGCATTAACGCTACAGGTGCCGGTGCGATGACTGTATCTGTGATGGTCGGCGGCCTATTCACCACGTCCCCGGGCATGGGCAACCAAGGCGCTCTCCCGACTGGAGAAGTCAAGATGCCAGATCATCACCTAACCCCAGAGCAGTGGAGCGCGTATGATGCTGGAGCTCGTGGAGTAAGCGACGAATGGTTCAGCATCGAATTCAGCAACAATAAAACGCCCGACTCGTATTTCGGCGTAAAAGGCGCAGTGCTCTTCACCAGACCGCTATTCTCTGGACGTGCGGGGTCGGGCAGATAGTGGCGCTCGCATTGAATGGTGGCCAGATCAACGCGGCGGCAGGTAGCAATCAGGCCCTGCGTGAAACACTGCAAGCGATTGCCAACGAGTTTCAGTCTCAGTATGCCCAGACCGGCAGCGGACCGATTCAGAAGGTCGATGCGACTCCGGCAAAGAATCTTGGGCCGCCCGGACAATGCGCCCTGTCTGTAACTGGGGCCAACGGGACGTTTACCGTCAACATCACTCTGCCACAGCAAGCATCTGGTTCGGCCAAGCCAGCCAACCCAACCAGCGCGCCGATCTATCAGGAGGTTTCTAGCTCTCCAGTCTCTAACTTCACCACCGGGCTGGTGGTCTATCCGATCACCGTAGCGTCATCAATGAGCTTTGACAACCCCGGCGCTACATTGTTTTGGAGGCTGCGGAGCACTTACGACCAGAGGACCTATACCTCGTACACCTATCAGCAGGGTGGGGCAGTTGCAGCGGGGCTGGACACATCGGCGGCGCATAATCCCAACCTGCTTTTGAATCAGTCAAATTTCGCCCGGATCGATTCAATTGGGGCAGGAGCTACGGCGACTATCCGCATATATGGAAGCGGCGGAGTCGGCACTTCATGGACTTCGATTCTCGGAGAAAACAGCAAGGTTATACCTGCGGGTACGCTGCTAAATGTCACATACGGCAGCACGGTTTATGTGGCATGGGACGGATCGCGCTATCAGATGAAATCCGATCTCACGCAGACCTTTGCCGATACTTGGCTCCCCGTGGGATCAACATCTGTAATTTCCAATGGCGCTGGCCTCGTGCTTCCGCTGATCACCCCAGTCAGTACCAGCGGTCACATCATCGGGTATGACATCACAAATGGTGGGAACGATATCACTGGAACTCTTTCCTTCGCGATCGTCGACACCGGGGGCGGCACGGGCGCTACGGTTGGCCCGGCAACTATTTCGGCTGGCGTTCTTACCGCACTCGGAGCTGGCAACCCAGGAGCAAGTTATTCGGGAGCCACGACCGTCACGGCGAGCGGCGGGATTAGTGGTGGCGTGGCTGGAGGGGGAGGCCCCACCGGTAACAACAACGGACGGCTCTACACAACCTCATGAGCTACCAACTTCACCAGCAATATCTAGACCTGGCGAGCGGCTTTCATGTGATCGAGCTGCGTGACGAACGCGGCCACAAGCACCTGCTGCAGATCGCGGTAGGGCATGACGCCTGCCCCGCATGCGGGGCCGTGCATCCGAAAACGAACCTTGGCGAACTGGACCCAACCGCAGCCATTGTCACGCACAACGAAGCGCTGAATACGTCGCAGCAGAACATGCTCGAATATGCCAAGAAGCACGGGCTTGTCGTGAAGTGATGTTCCACATGGAACATAAGTGAGGCTTTCATTTAGGACCGCCGTCCCGGAAGACCTACCAGCGATTCAGCAGTTACATCAAGATCAGCAGCAAGCACAGGGCACCTCATACGAGTTGCCTTTTTTGTTTGCGCGCAACATCCCGATTGCTCTTGTCGGCGTGGACGATGTCGGCGTAATTCGGCAGTGCTTTTACTGTGAGGCCGTCTGCGAACTCCGCTTTGTTGGATGTGATCCCCGCGCGACGGCTTTATCTCAGCGCGAGAGTGACGGGCTTTGTTACGTATTAAAGCTTATGGGCTATCGGTGGCTAGAAACCTACGTTCCGCGAAAGTTGAAAAAGATGATTCAGAAACCGCTTCGACGTGCCGGATTTACCTGCGTTGATCAGGAGTTGGCGCACTTTACGCGCGATTTAAGGGAGAAACCATGAGCCGTGGGCAGGAATCCAGCGTTGTCAACACCGCTTCGAGCCAGAATGCAACCAACTTTGGCAACGCTCAGTCTGCATACGGCAACACGCAGAGCGACATCGGGAACTATCAGAACCAGCTGAACAAGTTTGTCTCCGGTAATCCGTACACGGCCGGTGGTGAATATTCGAGTACCATTAATCCCCAGCTGGCCAACGCCTCCGACGCCGGCGCCAACTCGCTCGCGGGCTCGCTTCAAAGCCAGGCTAAACGGACCGGGATGAACAGCGCAGCCAATGCGGCCACCGCAGCGAGTGGGGCGCAGGCGGACACTCGTGACCTATCCAGTGCTCTTGCCAGTTCCAACCAGAATCGCATCAGCAGCGAAGCCGGGTACAACCAGACCGCGCTTGGTGCTACATCCACGCCGATCAGTGCTGAATCTGGCTTATATGGAACTGCGGGCGGCCAAGCGAGTAGTGCGCTGGGAACACAGCAGTCTGCATCCACGCAACCAGGATTCTGGGATACCTTAGGCAACTCGTTCGCAGGCGCCTTGGGTCAGGCTAAGGGTGGTTCTGGAGGGCAGGGATAAATGGGCGGCTACAGCATTACAGACCCGACATACCAGGCACTGAGCTCGAGCGACGACGACCCCAGAGCTATGCTTGCCAAGATCATGAGCCCATCGAGTGCAGCACAATTGGTCGGCCCGCCACCCGACAGCCCGCCCGCGCATCAGCCAGGTGTGTCGACGCCATTGACCGGAACCCTTGCTGCAGCCCCATCGCAGGCGGTCGCCAAAAACATGGACACCGCATCCGGCCGGCAAGCGTACAACACCCCGCAGCAGTCACCCATTGGAGGCCTTGCTACGGGCGTGTCTAACCCCCCAAATGGCGGCGACGTCAACAGCATCGTAAACCCGGTGCAGCCTGCGCCAATAGCGGCGCGCACCGCAGTTCAGCCTGCAAACACTGGTCGCTTCGGTGTTCAGCAGGTTCAACCTGCAGTTAGTCCGACCAACATGGGTCTGCCGCCCGCCGTGACGCCAGCCCCATATCAACCTGGCGTGCCTTTAGCTGCCCAGCAAGCGCAGCGGTTGCGGTCGTATAGCTCCGGGCCCGGTCCAGCAATGTACGCCGCTTCTCAGTCGCCAGTAAGCACCGATCCGCGAAACCCTGACCCAAGCGCTTCTCTGCGGCCTGCTGGTAGTAGTGTTGCAGGACCTCAGCCCGTTTCACCTGCAGCGCCTACTCAGGTGCAGGGACCCTCTGCGCTGGATACCGCCCAAAGCAGGTTGGCGCAACTCACTAATTCCGGTAGCGGCGTGAGTCAGATTCAGAACCCATTCTTGCGAGGTTTGGCGCGGACGGCTGATGTCGCTGGTTCCATCCTTGCCCCAGGTGTTGCGGCCGCAATTCCAGGCACCACGCTTCACAATCAGCAGCTGATCGGACGCCAGCAGCAGATTGTCGGCAATGACCAGGCGCAACAGACGGTTGCGGCGCAACAGCAGGATATTCAGCAGCAAACCGCCCAGCGCGCAGCGACGGCAGCCAAAGAGACCGCTATGGCTGGGGCGGACACCCCGCGGCCGGTAACCGCGCAGGAGGCCGTGCAGGCTGGGACCCCAGGTCTCGAAGGCAGCATTATGCGGCCCAGCGACATCGGTAGGCTCAACCAGCGTACGGTCCAAAACCAAGGCCAGATAGACAAGCAGGATGATCCGGATTCGGTAGCCGCAAAGAATGCGCAATCGCTCGCGGATGTACGCCAGACGCAGCAGGTACTCAACAAGGCGAAGGCAGACGCCGCGAATGCAGATCCCAGCACGCCCGCTGGCAGAATGGTCATAGCTAAACTTCGCGCGGCAGAGGACGGCCACTCTGCCGCCATGGTCCGCGCTCAGGCGCAGATGATCAATGCCCAGGCGGGAGCATTTGGCACGGTCAACGGGCAGGCGCTGCCGGGAGCGATGCTCACCGATCAGGGTCAGCCGGTCGGTTCCCACTTCCAATCAAACGTCAGGCCTACCGGGGCAGAGCGCGGGAAGGGCGATCTGGCAACAAGCGCTAGGAAAGAAATCGGCACTATGCAGGCGATCGCCGAGAAGCATCCGGAATACTTTGGTCCCGGATATGGGCAGAGTCAGCAATTCCAGAAATGGATAGGTTCTCAAGATCCTGATGCCCAACGGTTCGCTACTGCTAAAGCGATCGCCGGCGAGCACGCTGCGGCGATGTTCGGGTCACACTCAAAAGAAGTCATCCAGCAAATTGACTCGGCACTTGGCTCGTTCCGCGATAACCCCGCCGCGGCTAAGGCAGCCATGGGTGAAGTGCTGGGCGCTACTGGTGTATTCGCCAAGGCCGGAACAATGAAAACCGTGGGTAGCAATGTGGCGGCCCAAGCGGTGCCTCAGAGAGATCCGACCATGCTTTACGCGCGCGACCCAGGCGGTAAGCTGCACGCTTCCCCGAAAGAGGGCGCTAAACCTCTGCCGGCCGGCTGGAAGTATGATGTGCAGCCCGCAGGAGGCAAGTAGTGGGAGGCTGGGGCGTACCGGTCGACGAGCAAAGCACTGCGGCACCCGCGGCATGGGGCACGCCCGTTGACGAGGACTCAGGGACCGTACAGCCCGCCATACCGCAACCAGCTAGCCCGGTCCAGAGTCCTCCAAACATGGGAATGATGGACTATGCCAAGATGGGCTGGAATGCACTCACCCAACCGGAAGCGACAGGCACGCGACCGGGCGTAATCGGACAGGCCGCGACAGCCATCCACAATGTCGGCGGCCGTGCCCTGAATGTTGTCGGGCAGGCGATACCGCAAGCGGCACAAGCGCTATCTGATGCCGGACAGCACCCACTCGATACCCTGATGAAAACCACCCCCATGGGGATGGCATCAGATGCCGCCAATGCTGTGGCCAGCCGGGTAGGAGAATTTCAGAACACGGCAAAGATGGATCTCCCCTTGGCAGCTGAGAACGTCGCTGGGGATGCGCTGGGAGCGTATGCGGGCAGCAAGCTCGTGGAAGCGGCCAAGCCGGCCGTGGCGGCTGCCGGTGATGTCGCAGGGAGGGCCAAGCAGTTCATCCGCCCCGCAACCTCAGAGGGTGTGGTCCCCGCACCGCAACAGGCGGCTGCGGGCTTGGCAAAGGCTATCAATCCCCCTGGTGGAATCCCAGAAGGGCTTGAGGATTCGCTGGCCAACCAGACGCCCGGGATCAAGGATTACGCGGCGCGCACCAGCAACCCACTCAACACCCGCTGGGAACTAGCCAAAGCAGCCCTCGGTCACGCCCAAGAACTGAACGACTTCTACGACCAGCATGTACTTGGTCCCAGCGCTGACCGGCCAGTCTCAATTGAGGGCACCGGATATCAAGGGGAGAGCAACGGCAACGGCAAGGCGACCCTTGGCCAGATCGATGACCGGCTGAGCGCAATCAACAAGCTGACCAAGCCAGCCTACAACAACATCAATTCCGGGGCCACCATGACTGCGCTGGAGCGGATGGGATTGGACAACGAGGCGGGCGCGCTGCGGTCGACCCTATACAACGAGCTGGCCAATGACACCGGTATGACGCCGGATGCCGTTAAAAAGCTGCGTACGGACTATGGCCAATCCTATGACATAGCCAGCAAGACGGACGCGGCACGCAGGCGGGTAGGCGTGGGGGGTCCCATCCCGCTGACCAAGGAAGGCCTGATTCAAAGCGTGCTCGAGAACGTGGTTGGCGGCCGGGATGCTATTGCAGACCGCGGCGTGCAGAGCGCATTGCAGCAGTTCAAGCCCGCCATGTCGCCGATTGCTGATATGCGGCAGAACGTCACCGGGTTTCGTATCCAAGCGGCAAATACCGCAGCGGCCAACCAAGCGGCAGCACAGCAGGAGGTTGCGCATGGCGTGGGACTTGGACAAGATGCGCAGGCAGCAGCCGCTCAGCGCGGACAGCAGGCTTCGGGAATCAGGGGGCAAAATAACGCCCAAGCTCTCTCTGCTGCGCAGCAGGAGGTTCTACACGCCCATGATCTACAGACGACCGCACAGGATGCCGCCGCACAGCGCGCAGGACAGGCGTCAACGGCGCGCGCAGGGGCGGTTCAGGCGGGCGGGCAATTCACGCAAACCACAGAACCGACCGCTGGGACGTTCAGCTCGCCAAATGTACCCAAGGGGCTGACCAGGTACAGCGGCGGCAAAGCCTACGCTCTAGACCCAAAGAGCGGCTGGTGGGTTCCGCAGTAGGCTATTGAGGGAAGAAAACCTTGTCCATCAGGCCGAGCGCGGCAAATACGCCCACGACGCACAGCAGACCAGCGATTGCGCCCAAGACGATCTGACCGGTGGCGAACAGCAGAACCGTCACCAGGGCGAGGGCTGCGATGCAGAACAGCGCAAACATTACTGAACTTCAATCGTCGCTGGGCACGTACTCCCCGCGAAAGTGCTCCAAAAGGTTCGGCCATACACTCGGTACTCGCATGCGACTCCGGGCGCATAGGTCGGGGTGGGCGAGTAGTGAGACCTTCCTGTCCATTGAGCAGTGGCGGCATAGGCTACGGCAGGCAAGAGAAGTACAAGAATCGCAATGGCTTTCATGGCCACAAGTGTACACCTGGAAAGGTAAAAGATGGGAACATCCAAAGTAACTCCCCCGGCCGGACTGCACCCAGATTCGCTGCCGCCTGATTATGACGGCTGGGACAAAGAGCCCACCGTCCCGGATCATCCGCTCGGAAGCATTCGGGCGATCGACTATGACACCGGCCTGCCCATAGTAAAGCGAAAGGCGGAACAAAGTGGAATATCTAACGCACAAGGAACAGGAAACGACACTTCAGGAAATAATGCGCAAGCTAGCGGAGTATTGGGAAAAGGTGTATCCGAAGCCAAGCCAGCCGCAACCCCTGAAGCCGGGAAGCCAACCCAGCCCAAAGCCGAGGAAAAGCCGGGCAAAACCCAAGAGCTAACCAAGGGCAGCCCAGTAACCCTACCTGACGGCACCAAGGGTAAGGTGATGCACATGGTGCAAAACATGGGCACGGTGCGGGTAAGAACTGATGACGGCCGCAATCTGACTGTACGGCAATCTGCACTGAAGGTTGCGCCTCACGTCATGGTCGTAGCACATGCAAGGAAGTTACCAGAGAGGTAGGTGATGCCCAATGCCAGAGACACAATTCCAAGGTCTGATCCGCCGCCCGCCGATGGCCCTAAGCGGGAACGGCTGAGGTAGCAGGGCTGTTGATGCCTAGAGACGGCGAAGCGGATGCTTTTCGATTTCTTCGGTAGTAGCCTTGAGAAAATTGGCAGCTTACAACCCTTCCACGCCGCCGCTGCAAATAAAGTATACGGTCACCGGAGCAAACCAGTTCTAAAAACTCTCTAATAAAAGGGGCACCACGAATGAAACACATACTCAAGCCAGAAGACATGGAAATGGCTCAGCTGTTCAACGAAGGGCTGAGCTATCGCAAGATGGCTGTAAAATTCGGCCTTGCCCTAAGGACCATTGAACGTAGAAGCAAGTGGCCGGAGATGATCGAATACAGAGCAAAGCTCTCTGCCGCCCAGGACAAAGCGATCGAGTCGCGCATGCAGAAGGAGGCCAAGCAAGCAGTGGCGAAGTTGCCAATCATCTTCAGGTTTGAGGATGCGGCCGAGCGGTTTCTTAAGCTTGCTGACCACTCGACCAGCGAGCTCTGCAGGCTGCAGGCTACGCGAGCGCTGATGGAACTATATGGGGTTGCCAAGGCTCCCTTGGGTGGCCAGGTCGATGATTTGCAGAACAGCACAACCCGACCCGACGTTTACCAGGCCGAGTGGATGCGGAAACCGCAGTAAATGAGCGAAAGATACAGGTGGCATCCTGAAACTGACGCCCAGAAGGCGGCATTAGATTCTCCGGCGGAGCTGCTGTTTTTCGGGGGATCTGCGGGGAGCCTGAAGACTGAAACAATTTTGATGGATGCGTGTCAGGAGATAAGCAACCCTAACCTGAACGCCATGATCTTTCGCTCATCTTACGTTGAGATGAAGGACATTATCCGAAAGTGCCGCCGCCTCTACACGCCCCTGGGCGGAAAATACAACGGTTCTACATATACTTGGACATTCCCGCGTTTCCCAGGAGAGTCTCCGCCCACAGGCGCGGCAATCAGGTTCGGCTATATGGGAAGTGACGATGACGTGTGGAAGCTGCTTGGGCTAGAACTGACCTTCATCGCCTTCGATGAATCCACTCGACACACTGAATTCCAGGTACGCAATGCGATCAGCCGTTTACGAGCCACAGATCCGACCATTAGAAAACGAGTGCGACTGGCCTCTAATCCGGGGGGCGTTGGTGCAGATTGGCACATGAAGCTATTTCTACATAATTACTGCCCAGTCCATCAGCCGGAGAAGTCATGCGTTCCGGGCAAGCTTTACTATGACCGCAAGTGGCCTTCGGATGGCGTGAAGATCCCGCTATCGGTCGCCTTTATTCCAGGGAAACTCTCCGACCATAAACTGCTCGGAGATGACTACATAAAAAATCTCAACCAGATGTCCTCCGCCTATGCGGAAGCCATGGCCAAAGGATGCTGGGATACCCTCGAGGGCGCATACTTTCCTTTCCTCAACCGAGACATGATTCGCAGGATTGAAGAGTGCGATATTCAGCCATGGCATAGTCACTTTTTGGCGATCGACTACGGAATGGGCCAATCTTATGCAGCGGCCGGCCTATTTGTTCGGAGTCCTCCGGAACTCGCCAAGACCATAAGTATTACCGGACTCAAGACGGAGGTAATCCAAGCACCTTGGCCCAATGGAAGAATCCGGCAAATAGGGGAGATTTGCGTCCCCATGACCCCGGTAGACGATTTCATCCGTATGGTGATCGAAGGCTTCATTGTTCCCCATGGCGATGAGCGGCAGCGCTCCATAGTAGCCATATTTTTGGACCCGGCAAATTTTAACCCGTCGTATGATCTTCGCCAAGGAACCGGAGGCCACGCCGTATCTGACCAGATGGACAGGGTGCTCGACCCGCTCGGCATGTCATGCCAAAGAGCCTCCAATAACCGCCCCGGAGGATGGCAGCTACTCTCAAGAATGCTCAGGGATGGCGAATTCGAATTAACGAACTACAGCATGCAAACGTTCGATGCCCTGCGCACACGAATGATTGACAAAGAAAAGTATCTGGATATTTTCAAGGAAAAGGGAAAGCCAGAAGATGACCTCTCGGACATGGTTAGATATGGGGTCTATTCGTGGATTCACCCTGCAGACAAGCCGCGCGAGCTGGTGCTGAAGGAGGCCATTGAGGGCTTTGACAGAACCACGCGCGAGGGGATGACAAGCTCAGCGATACGCTATCAGGAGGCCGCTGACAAATTCGATCAGGGCGAGGAGCCCTTGCGGTTAGGCGGCAGACGGCTTGGAATGGGGAGAAGGCGCTAACCAACTCCCCGATTCGGTTTATGCAGCTTTTGTTTTGGCCCAGCGTGCTTTCTGTGCAGCAGCGATGCGCTTGCGGCCGGCAGGGGATATGCTGTAGCGGCGTGGTTTCTCTGCAGTGAGTATACTTCTGGCCTTCTGCAGGTTGGTGATTTCGGTTTCGAGTGAATGAATGATTTGCTGTGTGTCCATGGTAGTTCCTTTCTATTTCAGTGGTGCGGCTAAAAAGCTGTCCTTCGTGCCGTTCTCATTCATGTAATCGAGTGCCCGGCTAAGTAGTGCGGCCATCGCGTTGTGAAAATCTACTGACTTTTCGAGAAGGTAGAGTTCGTTTGCCGCAGTATCTTGTGGCAGTTTGGCAATGCAGTCGCCTAGATTTCGCATGCGATCAGCGATTTGCTGGTTAGTGAACCGTGCTTTCATCTGCTCAAGCGTGACACGGTCCGAGAGCAACCGCGAGCACTTGCTGGCCGTGGGCCCACTTGCCGCCAGACTTACGGCTATTGGTCTGCGCGGTTCGGACTGTCCCGATTGGGCAACTGCTGATACCAGTGTCAGCGCAAGCAACGCTGTAAGGGTATACGTAGAACATCTTGGTAGTGCCGTCGGAAAGGTCGATTTTGGCATGGCGATCACCTCACTTTTCGCTTTTAGATTGCGCCGTTTCATCTCCTGCCCCCAGCCATACGGCGCGATCTAGCTGCGGGGATCAAATGGAGCCTCGGTTGAAGGGATAGCAGCGGGTGAGGTCTTCAGGGCTATACTCAATTCCGGCCTTGATTGGACCTGTGTCTGTTCCGGGGATCGTTCCTCTAGGACATATACCGCGGAGAGGAACAGTGCCAGAAACAGCGGTATCAGTGCTAGCTTTTCTTTTAGGCTCCACGTTTTTAGTGATTGCATTTTTGTTCACCTCCTCTCGGTACCGATTAAGTGTTTATACTGCTCATAAATCTCCCTAGCCGCTCTTTCTCGGCCCTCGTTCGTATTGAAGGGGTGAAAGAATCCATACCAAAACGCGAACCATCTCATGCGAAACGGCATCACTTCTCGCCTCCCACTTTAGGCATCACGGCTTCAACAGCAGCGCTCATGGTTGCGGCACCTAATGCGTTCGGCAAAACACCATTTGAAGTCCAGGCTAGCGGCACGAGAGCAGAAGCCAGATCAACGAAGGCGTCTTCGCCCCACGTGCCGAAGGTATAGAACAGGTCAAGGTTATCGTCAAAGACGGCTTCCCCTCCCTGCAGCGCGGGATCAGCATCGTACAGGGCTATTCCCGCTCCTATATCCAGGGTAATCGGCAGATCGCACAGGACCACCTTGGCGCCGGCAGTGTGAGCGAGTGCAATCATCTGCTGCAGGTTGCCGCAAGTGTTGATTCCTCCCGGGTCGCAATATGGACTCCAGCCGGGATCGATGTCGTAAGTGCCGACGAGGATTACCACGACATCGGGATGCCCAGCTAAGGCAGCAGGGAACCGGGCTAGAACGCTTGTCGAGGTCTCAGCCGTGACGCCCGGGGGTGACCCGAAGTTGAACCATAGCGGGTTATCCTGCTGAGAGATCCAGGCAGTCAGTATAGGGTCGCCAACAAAGGCGACGACAGGATCGTGCTCCAGATCCTTGGATACCAGCTTGGGGCTGACCTGCATGCTGGAGCAACCGGTAGCGAAGATGAGAGCCAAAGGCAGAAAGTGCTTCATGGTTTGCTCCTTAGGCGAGCGCGAACACTAAAACCTGATCGTCATACGTCCCGACTAGAACCTTGCCGTTGCTCACCACTGGCGGGCAGTACTTGTTGTGCGAGTAGTTAATGCCCCAAGCGGCAGAATCCCAGAGCAGCTTGATTACACCGTTCGCAAAAGCCTCAGCATTGTAAACGAGAAATCGGCCGCCGCCGATTCCTGACCCGGCGTCGCCTAGAGGGATACACGCGAAAAGCAGCGGTGTGCCCGTCTTCGAGCCGTTGCTGGAGATGCACATAAAGCCGCCCGGATCGCCCGGCTGATTGGCGGAGGCTGTTTCGTTACCCTGAGCCAGAAACGTGAGCTGCCCAGCCGACGATAGCGACCAAGCCCGGAGCTGGGAGTTGCTGGCCCACACGAACACGATCACTGTTCCATCTGCTCTTTGATACGAGACTGGAGTCGAATGCATTTCGTGCGCATTGCCCTGGTACTGAAAGTCCAAGTTGCTTGAATCTTGCGGTGCGGCGTTGACACCGTTGCCCGGATAGTATCCCAGCCAAAGAGGTGCCGATCGAAGCTTGCCATAGTTGGCGGGCGCATTGATGAAACTCGCGAGCGTTGTCTCGCCCAGGTTCCGCGTGTTCGAGACAAATCCGATGCTGTCTTTTCCTGCAGCTACGATGCTGTTGTACTGCGGTACAAGCAATAGCCCGGAAGAGCCCACATCTGCGTCATACCAGCCCTCGTCCTCCTGCTCTGGCGTTTCCACGCGGCCTTTATCGGTAAATGGCGACCATCGATCAACAATTGCCAGTGAGGCTGGAGAATGCGTGTATTGCAGCTTGATAATGCTCTCTCCAAAGTTCTGTATGCCATCGAACCCGCCGTTTCCGGTGGAAGCGTAGATGTACCCAGCAGCATCCGCGATCATCGATGCGCCGCTATTCCAGATGCCCGCGCCTTGCCCGGCAGACGTGGCTAGCGCAGCCGTGACCGTGTTCGTTGCCACATCGAAGGCGATGACCCAGCCAGTGGCGCCCGCGGAGAATTCATTGACCGTGCTTGCTGGAATGAAGACGGTTTTCACGCCTCCAACGTTCGTCATCAGCAGTGAGCCGCGCTGCTTGCGCAACATGCTGGAGTATGTCTCCCCATTCGATTTGAGTGCGGACAGAGGCACTGGATTGCAGACCCAACTCCCATCTCCGAGGTTAAGTACGTAGACAAAATGCGCAGCCTTGGCTTGCGAGCCGTCGACAGAGGACCACGCCACCAGATAAATACGCTTGGTGTCCATGTCGATGACAGGCGTCGAGAGTATGCCCCAAAACTCGTTTATGTTGTAGGAATCAATCGCGCTTGATCCTCTGACTGGCGTGGCTATCTTCACTTCCCAGATCAGGTCGAACGTTTGCGTGGTGGGATCGAAGCTGTTGGGGTCGAATGCCCAGACGGTATTATTCATGGAGCAGAGAATTACGAGATCCCGCGTAAGGCCATCCCCGCACGCCACACTCGGAACGATGAGCGGCTGCGCCTCGCAGCCTCGCAAATCGCCTTGCATGCCCATGCGGCCGATAAGCTTGATCCCCTGCGCGGCGACGTTCGCCTGCGTCAACGTAGTCTCTAAAAGATTGCAGCCAGAATTGCTGTTGTCGAAACCCCGTTTCAATACCGGGATCATCGTCCCGCTCACCGTCTGTGCGCGTGCAGGCAGCGCTGTGGCGGCGAGGGAGAGGGCCGAGAGCTTGGCAAATTCGCGTCGGTTCATTTGCACTCACCACTTCCAAACATCGAGCCGCCGGTTGCCAGAACATCCTTCCACTCCTCTTCTGTCCATACGGTGGCATGCTTAAGCATTTCTATCGCCGCGCCGTATCGGTCAGCTGCATAGACTTCGATCGGCGGTATCGTGCAGTCGTTCTGCGTCTCAGTATGGGCGAGTCCTGTGATATAGAACTTCTTAGGCTCTGTACCGGCACCGCACATAGCGGCTGGCAGAAGCGTAAACACGGCAGCGATAAAGCTTGCTCTGGTCATTGGTCCCCCTCCACCTTCTTGATGGCCTCATCTGCTATAGTCCAGGCTGATAGCCAGTTGTCGGACTTCTTGATGGCAGTCAGTGCGGCCTCAAGAAATGCGATTTCTTCGATCGCAAACCTGCCACCCTCCCACCTCTCGTAAGTCTTCTGCCAACGTGCAGGTATCTTCGGTGCTTCAGTCTGCGTCATTCTTATCCCCCTTGGGGATGCGTCCCCAAATACGGTGTAATCGGTGATGTTCTCCAGTGGAGCTTGCGTCAGTCCAAGGAGATTAGCGATGTGCTCCCGCAGCTGGCTTATGGTGGCCTGCAGCAGCTCGTCACCTGCACAGTAGGCATCGATCTTCCCTGACATCACGCGGGCTGCTGCAATAGCCTCGTCGCGCTCTCTGGTTAGAGTGCTGATGGTGGCCGCCTGTTGATACCAGTCTTTTTGCTTGGCGAGTAACATATCTGCATTATGGTCTCGCTCTTCCCGCAATTGGCTTATGGTGGCCTGCAGCTGGGCAACCTGCGCCTCAAGCTCTTCCCGCTCTTGGCGTAGCTGGGCCTCTAGCTCGGCTATGCGTGCCTCGGCTGACCCGATTTCCTCAATCAAACCTCGGCTAGTGTGGCCCGCAGGGTAAAGATAGGTGTAGTCCATCAGGTGTCTGGCGGGAACATCCGGTTGTTCAGTTGCGAGTTCAGGAAAGCCATTGTTTATCGCGTCCATGTTGTATCTCACCTCCGGCGCAGGCTTCCGGGCATCATCCACTGCGGTTGTTTTGGCCGGCTCAGTCATTTCTTCTCCTTTGGTGCGGGACAGGTGGCCAAAGCTGCGATCTCATCAAGTGCTGAATAATGCTTACCGTCCTTGTAGCCCACAGCCGGACGTTCAATAGCTATAGCGCGGATCTGGCCCACGGTGGTCTGTAGCTGGGCAACCTGTGCCTGAAGACCCTCAACGTAGTCGTCACGGCAAATGACGCAATACCAGCTTTCTTCGCCATGCGTGCAGCTATCCTTGATTTCGTCGCTCATGGCTTCTCCTGGGGCAGGTTCGCCGCGTGATTGTGCGGAAAGCAGGTCTTAGACATCTCGCCGAGTGCTGCAATAGCCTCATCCCGCTCCCGGGTCAAGGTGCTGATGGTGGTCTGTAGCTGGGCAACCTGCGGTATTGACATAGCCTGAAGGTGCATGTCTTCCCGCAGTTGGAGGATGGTCTCGTTGGCGGTGCGTAGCTGGGATTCGGCTGCACTATAATTAAGCATTTCCAGGTGGACCCTGTAGGCATCATCTAGCACGATCCACGGCACATCGCATAGTGGAAAACTGTACTGCGGTTGCCAAATACCGTTACGCGCAAGCCAGCCGCGCTTAATCAACTCAGCGTGGCGTTGCTCCATCTCTGCCTTACCTGTCCCGGCTTGCTGTGGATCACTCATGGCCGACCGCCTTTTCTGTAACAGGAAGTTCCGGGTTCAGTAATTGGAGTGCCCGATCCATCGATTCATAGGTGGCATGGACTTCCCTTGTTGCGGGTTCGGAATCCAAAGAAACCTTGAGTCTGGCCCATGCAGCCTTCAATTCGTGGACCTGTTTCGGATCAATCATGATATCCCCCAACGTGGGTCGCGGTGCCCGCTCCATATTCGTGCAGGTACCTCCATCGCTCTGGGCACGGTATACCTCCCGGTATCTCTGCCTTACCTGTCCCGGCTTGCATATCGCTCATTACGCCTCCCGCAACTGCACTACTGCCTCGTACCAGAAGAACTCCGGACCAGGATCAAGCGCACCCGGGCTCCATTTTGATTCTTCCACCCACTGCTCATGCAGGTAATACGCTGCCACCGCAATGACGTGATGCGGGCAGAGCCACTCGCCTCCGCCCGATCCTATTTGCTGCCAGGTGCAGTCCTTGTGGCTCACGGGGTGACCGGTTCTGCTGGAAAGGGTTGGTTGAGAAAGCCCATCAGCTCATCGACGAAATCCTCCGCCTGATACCAAATATCTTGGGCAGCGGTTTCGCCGGCTGGCTCGCCTAGGCTTTGCCACAGGTAATAGGCATTGACAGAGATGTATTCTTGCCTCTCTGCAAGCGTAGTGGTGGTGGGGATTCCTGCAGGGGTGGGGACGATGGTGCTCATGGGCGGTTCTCCTTCTGGCGTTTAGGGTTAGAGGTAAACTCCGTAAACGAGCGAGTTGCACCCATTTACGTTGCGAGGGATGGTGACGGCGATGCAGCCCCAGTAGTCGGTCCACTTGTCGGCGCTGTATCCTGCGTTGCCTGTAAATTCATGGAGTCTGGTGTTTCGCGGATAGCGGGTTTGCACGGTGACTGTTTGTTCCGAGAACTGATTATTATTGAAAAAGCAGACGCAGCCTGGCGCAGATCCATAGCCTAGCCGCTCGCATACGAATGTCTGGTAGTCGGCGTTGCGGGTGACAAATCCGCCCTGCGCAAGGTTCTTCCAACGCCAGAGCCCATTGTTGATACCTGCCTTCATGCCATAGCAGTTGGGGTCGGTCGACCAATCACGGTAGTAAATCTGAGGCTCGCCGGGAAAAGAGCACATAATGTCGTAGCCGAGATGCTTATTCCAGATTGTCTGCTCGCCTTCGGTCGTGTCGGTGTCGTGGTCTTCAATGAACGTAACCGCCTTCATTGAATCCTGCATGCAGTAGCCAATGTCTGACAGTTGGCCCATCCACACCTGGGAGTTGTTGTTGCAGATAGTTCCCACATTGAACTTGAACATGAAGTCGAGCACCGACATGCGCCTACCCATCCAGTAGTTCACGAATCCGGCGAGGGCATAAGGATTGCCGTCGAAATACTCACCGTTAAAGAAGGCGTTTGGATACTCCTTGCGGATTGCGTCGATGAAGGCTTTCAGGAAATCTGCGTTCAAATCCTTGCACTCGTCAATGATGAAATCATCGAACCCCAACACCTTCATTTGGTTGAGGTGGGCGGCGATGGCTCCGTTCCACATGTACCGATTCGGCTGGTCATAAGCACACAGGTCACCATCAGGCCAGCCGCCAGAAGGATCAGGTACTGAGTCAGGAGCCACGTTACCGGGATAGGTTGTCTGACCGGCGACTCTCGCAAAGCACGCAGGAGTCTTAGGGAATATCGCAGACTTGTATTCCTGATTGGGCCAGCCGCCCATCTGGTGAAGAACCGTGCTACCCATAGCGCGCATGCCTTGCGCATGGACAGCATTAACGGCAGCGATACATTGTGCTTCCGATCCGAAGGCTGTTCCATCGAAAATATAATCCTCTTTTTTGTCGAACCCGCCGGAATCTTCGCCCGCAGCACCCAGCGTAGCCGGAGCGAAGAGCACCCTATCGATGCCAGCCGCCTTATATTCTGCAGCATCGGCGGCGATTCTTTGGTAGGCCGAGTTCTTGGGCCAGCCAACCACTTCAGACGCATTAGCGGCATCCCAAAGCATCCAGTTCGTGTCCAAAATGGGCATCGTTTTAAAGCTCCTCGATTTGGATTCCATGCAGCAACAGTAAAAGCTTTTTCTTGAGTCTGTACACCGGGTTCTTGGCATACCCTTTCGCATCGCAGACATGCGGGCAGCCTTGCGCGTCGTAATACACGAAATCGGCTACGTAGCGAATCGGCCGAATCTTTCCTTGTCCCGCAACCAGCGTGTAGCTGACTTGCTCTTGTAGGTCCATAATCTTGCCGCATGCAGCGAGTGCGGCCAAACTGGCGGCCACATCCCGCTCATGCTTGCTGGCATACTTCCCGGCACGCTCAGCGCCATACTTGTTCGCCGGCGCAACCGCTGTACCCTCGACGTGAGCCGTCCAAGCAGCGCGTTCCTGTTTACTTTCCCTACGCATTCAGCGCCTTATTGTCTCGTCTTACCTTAGTGGCTAGCTTGGATTGATTCACCATGACAGCCAAGGCTTCATCGTTAAGATTGAGCGCAAGCAGCCTATAGACGGCACTCAGGGATATGCCCCAGCGCTCAGCTAGGTAGATCGGCGAGGTGGGGGAACGATGGCGGCTCATGCTTTACTCCGCTTATACCCATTCGCTAGTTTCAGGCTTGCCAGCTGTACGCAAGCATCCCAGCCCGGAGAATCATCTATCTCGAAGGGGACAAATACCTCTTTAGCTTTTGGATGCACATGGAGTACGGCCTTGCCAAGGATTCTGTAGGACACAGGAACAGCGGCCGGCACGGTATCCCAGAATTCTACGTCTGTCCCGGTGGCCGTCTTATATGATTCCAGCTGCATTCTCCACCTCATGTGTGTTTGCTTCTTGGCCATGCCAGAGTTAGGGTAAGAAGTCTTCGCGTCTAACACGTAAAGCCCTTTACCGGGAATGTAGCCCCTCAGGTCCAAATGGCAGCCGATATACATGTCCAAATGCTCGTAGACAATCGGATGTTCAAATGGCGGTATCGGGATGAACCCACTCTCTTCCTTCCATTTCAGGTAGCGGTCGAAGCAAGGCTTGATCTCTCCGTCCACGTCTTCAATGTCAAGGTCGCCTTCCTCGTAGTAGTGAACTGCTTTGTGGAGTTGGGTTCCTCTCCATCTAGCGTGTTCTAGGTTCACCAGCGGCACTCCATCATAATCACTGAGTCCGGCCAAAGAGATCACATCGCTTGTTGAAAGGCAATAAGACCCGGGTACATGGTAAAGATGGTTTTCTTGATCGAAAGTAAATTCAATATCCCCAGATCGATAGACGGTAATCATGAGTGCCTCGCAAATTCCCTATGGACCCTCTCTTTCATTGCCCGGCAGCCCACTCGCAAGCCTTTTCGTACTCTTTTACCGGCACATCCTCGCACCGCTCGACCCCGATGGAGCCAAGATAGTTATTGAGTTCTTCCTTGGTCCTGCCTGCATCCATGCAAATGGCATATAGCCTTTTGCCGCGTGGAATTCCAACCGTACTCCCTGAAACAAACTTCGATACTGGCTTTTGCGCAGGGACTGCGGCTGGTCGCATAACAACCGGCATACCATCCTCGTCAAAGATCGGCTCTCCGCCTGCCGTGATGCCAACCTGAGCCTTCTCGCTCTTGCGCTGAATATCTTTGCCTGAGCCGTTCGCGTGATTCTCGGACGCGTCATTCTCTGGGTCCAGCTCGTCGGGAATTAGCCCGTTCATGCGGAGCGAGTATTTGAGGGCACCCGTCATCGCCTTATATGGTGCCTTGTCCCCTGAATCCATGCCCCAGCCAAGGCCTTTGCGGGTAACCGATTCTCCTGTGGCCGTATCGGTAAACGTGACGGAAATCTTCATTTCCACAAAGTTGAGCGATCCGCCGGAAAGGGTCGGCTGAGTCCACCGCTCAGATGATTCCACGTCGTAGCCGAAGGCAATCTCTGATTCAATGAGAGCCTTTCGTACTTCGCGGGCGACATCTGTAGCCTTGACATAGGCGTAATTCTGCTTTTCATTCTTGCCGCGCTTCTCAACTGCATCCACGGCTTTCATAACGGCTAAGAGCTTCTTGTGTAGCGCTGTTTGGTTCATTGGGTTACCTCCAGTTTGCTAGGACACGGCTTGCCATTCTTGCCTTCTGTATGTTCGCGGGTATGACATCGATGACATAAATTGCGGACATTGGACAAAATATCTTGCCCGCCGGCGCCACGGCTCTTTACATGCGCCATGTCTGCCTTGCGTGGATGCTCTTCCGGCGCATTGAGCCAGGTAATCGTTGCACAGATCACGCAGCGACCACCGTCTCTGAGATAGCAAGCTATACGTAGGGCTTCCATGGCTTTCCCTTTCACCCGCACCACCTGATCCTTAGGAAACGAGTTCATAGCGGTCATATCCTCGTCATCATACGAATCTTCGTCTGGATCGCAGCCAAAGCAGCCCTCCTCGACCTCTTGGCTGTCCCATCCGTACCAAGTGTCTTCACCGGCGCAGCCACAAATACAACCCATGGCTTCCGGGCTATCCCATCCGTACCAAGTGTCTTCACCGTCGCAATCACAAGCCATTCCGCAATCTGGACACTCATGCATACTGCACCTCCACTACCCAGCGGACCCGAACCCAAGCCTGATATCGCCTGCCACCAGCGCTCTGCCGTGGTCAAGCCCGCTGCTACTCAATCCCGCGCAACCCCCGTTGCGAGAGAAGTCACTAAACGTGTACGCAAAACTCCACCACGGCATAGATAAACAAGCCCAGCGCGGTATAGAACACCAGCACCGAGCGAACCATGCTGACGAAGGTGGGATCTGCTTGCAGCTTGGGTTCAGGCACAATGCGCACTCCTCCGCGGAATTGTGGGTTAGTCCATGGGGTGTTCATGTTGCCGCACCATCCGCCCATGCTGCATGAATAACTCTGGCTGCCATGCCCAGCCACCACGCGCTCAGTATTGCGGTTGCGTAGATCAATTGATTTCCCTCCGTTTTTTCGCAATGAAATCGGCCGGAGTGTTGCATCCGTAAGCCAGGCGCAGGTCTGCAATCAAACGGTCGTGACGCTCGCGCTCGCATTTTTGGCAGTCGCATGAGAACAGCGCATCTACTAAGCGGTCGAGGTAGTCGAGGTAGAGCTCGGAGTCATTCATTTCATGCTGTCCTCTCTAGTCCCACTACCTGCCAGCCGTGCCATCTAACCTGTACAGACTCAAGCACCTCAGCTGCTGTTACGTATGCAGGCGCCTTAGCGGATAGCTCAACAATGACATGTGGGATGCCGTGCGTGCTGCGGACTCGCCGCAATGTAAGGTGGAAGCGATTCATGCGACTATCCTCTTTGCCGCTTCACTATCAGCAACAATCTGGTGTAGGTGAAAGCAGTTCTCGTGGATGTTCACGTACTCGGAGGTTGGCGGGAGAATCATCGCCATCGTTACGTCATGCGGCAACAGATCGTAGCGCGCGGCTTTGATTTCATCCCAGGTTGGATAGCGGAAAGGGTGGCTAATCGACAAGTGCCAAGACTTAGGCCATGGATCGCCAAGCACCGGCTCCTGGCCAACAAACACCTTGCAGTCACCCCACTTGTACGCGTCACAATGGGGAACTGGGCATGGAAATTGCTTCCACCGTACGCGCGTCCTCATTGCGGCCTCCGTGGTGCCCTGATCACGCGCAGGTTGCTAATCTCGGTGCTGCGTGGCTCGCCGTCTACGTGGTCGATGCAGTGACGCAACCCGCAATCGATAGCCACATGAAATAGCTCATAGCACGTCAGACACATGCCGTTAATCGTGCCCGGTGTGGCATCCCAGCAGACATCGCAAGTACGTGGCGGGATAGGTTCTGCTACAGGTACCTCGACCGGCTTAAGCGCCTTCTCTGCTGCAAGGATGGCTTCTGCCCAGGCCTTAGCTTCTGCACGCATTGCCTGGCCTACCGGGGCGCAGCATGTAGTGGAAGGCTCAGCCACCGCTTTGTATTCCTTGCGGGCTAGCGGTAGGAGTAGCTTCAGGGCTAGCTTCAGGTTCTCGCGTTCGATCGACCAGCGAAGTTGTTGCTCAAGGGCTGTCATGCTGTCTCCTTCTCGAATGCGCGGGCGTACTCACGGCGGAGCGGACCTTCTGGAAGCGATTGCCATGGATTACCGGGCTTGATTCCTTCGAGGCACTTCTTATGCACTGGAAGATCCTTCTCGAAGCCATCGATACCAATCAGCGGAACCATTTTCCCGAGTAATATTTCCATGCAGAAAGACTCGCCGCATAGAACGCACTCACCTAGCGAGCCACCTATTCCGGGATAGTTGAGCCTCATGCTGCACCTCCGTGCCTCTGTGCCTGTAACCATCTATGTCTGGCCTGAACCCAGCGGCTGCGTCTGGAATCGTGATTGAAATCTATTCCGGCCGACCCCCCTAACCTGCAATCAGCCGGAATTGAGTCCCCTTTCGGAGGACATGGTGAGAGAGCTAACGATTTCTGTGCATCAGTGAAGACGGCTAGCTCTGCAATGAGGGCGGTTACTGTGAAGGAAGTCATAGAGCACCGACCATAGCGATGAGCCGATGAGCTCCACTGCCGAGCAACGACCAGTTGTAGTAGCAGCCAGGAAACGCAGCGTTCTGCCAAACGATCAGCAGGGCGGACCAGAGTAGGGTGATGGCTAGGGTTTTCATGCTGCCACCTCCCTAGCGAGGCGCGCCTTCAGTCGCCTGTTTTGGATTGCGAGCTTATTAATCTTTGTTCTCTGCTCTTCGATCGTCAGGCGGAATCGAGCATTCTGTTCCTGCACGCCACACCAAGAACGGTTTAGGGATTCAAGCGTGACGGCGATCCGCTGCAGGGAGCCTGCATTAATAAGCTCGATCGACTGGGTATACCCGGCATCCCAATCTTTAACGCTTGCTTCTCGAAAGTTCATGCTGCACCCGGATCAAAAGTCTCTTGGCAGCCGGTAATGGCAAGGGTTTTCATTTCGCCGCCGCCGAGCGCTGTGGCAGCAAACGAACGTTGCATCCCTTCCGGGTAGGTGTGATCGCGGATAATAGTCAGCGTGGCTTCCAACTCTTTCACGCGGGCTCGCTCGGCAATCAGGTCATCGGCGATGCGATTGGCTGTGACGCTTAAGCTATCAATGGCTTCGTCCAGGCTCATAGCGCACCGCCGTTGTACGTAATAGCGCGAGATACGCGGTCGCATTTCTCTTGCAGTTCCTGCAGCTCGAAGTTCCGACGCGTCTCATCTGCCCATTCGATTGAGCCGTTTAGGATGCGCGCGAGCTGCTCTTCTGTGCAATCAAAGCTCGCGGGATTCCCTTTGTACTCAAACAGGGACCGAGCCATCTTTGCTCCAAGAGAGGTCCCCCTAACTGGGGCAACAGGGAAGAACTCGCCATTAACGCCATAGAGGCTCATAGCGCACCGCCCGGATCAAAAGTCTCTTGGCAGCCATCCACTGTCTTCTCGGTCAAAACGCCTACCTTGTAGCCCAAGTAACGTTCGTAGATGCAGGTGACCTTGCCGGTTGTGTTCGCGAGCTGCTGCGCCCTTGCTCTCAGCTTGTCGTATGCCAGGTCTTGCCAGGGGGCGTTGGGGATCTCAACTGTTGCATTAGGGGTTGAAGTTCCAATGAGACTATTACAACCAGTTTCTCTGGAACCAGTTCTGACGATCGTGTTGGTTTTTGCAGTTTGCATTGCAATCTCACTTTTGGTGCGGTTAGCTGGCTTTGCGGAACTTGATGTCGGTGGTTATTTCGCGGACGAAACCGAACGCCAGGGCAACGCTTTCGCTGATACCGATGTTGCCCAAGCGTACGTCGGAGAGAACCGAAGAGCTGATGCCTTTAAGGCGAGATACTGCGCGAAGAGAGGATCGGCTGATCTCTTTTTCGATCTCAGCAACCACGTCTTCTTTTGTGTAAGTTTTCATCACGAACACTACCGTACGCGTTGCGGACGGACACGTCAAGTGCTATTTCAGAAATCTTTTCAACAGGCTTTTTCTCGTGAATGCGGGGCACATCGAGCGCTTCCAGCGCGGCCAGCTTGGTGTCATACTGCTGAATACTGTATCTGTCCTGCATGGCTTGCGAGATGTGCCCAGCGATCTCTTTTGATACCTGCGGATGCACGGCAGGGTTACTGAGCAGCTTCGTGATGGCCTGCACGCGGCAATCATACACGCGGAACTTGGGCAGGCCAGCCTCGGTGCGGATGCGGTTGAATGCCGTGGTAATGGCCAGCATGGGCTCGTCGAATAGCCACGGACCCTGTGGCACCCGTGGCCTGTGGGGCAAGATGAATTCGCTTTCATGCTCGCCACCCAAGTCTTCCCAGCGATCGAGTATCCAGCACATAGAGTCATAGGCCGCTTGGTTCATGGGGATGGTGCGGTCACGGTAGTCGTTCTTCGCGCCATCCCTGACGAGGACGCACTTGCGCCGCATGTCAACATCCCGTCGCCTGACGTGCCGCAGCTCGCCAAAGCCCATCGTGGTGCTCAGCATGATCAACATGCAATGGCCGGCCAGGCGCCACTTGGGCTTAGAGAAAGCGACCTCTCGCAGGATGCGCTCTTCCTCGGCACTGATGCTGTGGCCGCCGCGTCTCTTGGGCACACGCATAGGCCGGTAGAGATCCGCAAGCGGCTTCCAACATCGAGCTTCTTTCAAGATCATTTGCAAGACGCCAACCTCGCCATTGAGCAGGTAAGGCCCAGCAACCTTGGCGCGCACCGCCTGGTAGGCGCGGATATGCCCGATGTGGATGTCTTTGATCAGAACACTACCCAGGTTGGCCGTGAGCAGCTTAATGCAGGCTTTGTAGTTTCTGATGGTGTTGGGTTTGATGTATCGCTGATGTTGCTCAAGCCACAATTCCGCGGCTCGAGGAAAAGGCAGAGAGAACAGCACAACTTCATCCATTGCAGCAGCACGCTCTCGCTCAACCTTCGCCGGGTCGAGCAGGCGTGAATGAGTCTGTGAAGGAGCGTCGCCAAATGTATTCGTCATCGTGGGCCCAGTCAATTCGGCCGTTCTCTTTGTTGCGGATCGGCAACGAAATGACTGTACTCGCCGGGCTTTATAGGTACATTGTCCTGTTGGAAACACTGAGGTAATCAGCCGGGTAACCGTTTCGTATGAGAAACGCGATTATTTGGCGGTGCAGGTGGGGATATGGGTACGCAGGGCACGAGCGCCAAAGGGCTTGGCACATTTAGGGCAAGGCCGCAGTTTGGGTTTCCGGCCAGCGCCCGCTCCAGACCTGGCGATCGAACGGGCGATGGCGGATTTCGAGATGTGCTGGTGGCAGCGAGGACAATTCATGGATTAGCGCGATGCGATATAGGCATCGACGCTGGAGCGCACGCCAGGTTCGCGCTTCATGCATTCGCACTCAAATTCTGCGCGCGCAGTCTTGAGAATGGCATCATATTTTTCCGTCGCCCCCTGCAGGCTGGCTTCAAATTTGCCCAAGTGCAGGATTTTGCCGTCAGGACCATACGGAGGAAAGACCGACCGAGTGCGCTCTACTTCTGCCTTGTACTCGGCCAAAGCTGAGCTTATTTTTGCATCCCTCGCCTGGATCAGGTCCAGCGTAGATGCCCGGACGATATTGGCTATTTCTCTCTCGCTTACAGTCTTGATTTTCATCTCATATCTCCTTTGAGTTGCTTACATGAATAGATTAGCACGAATCAGATTTGTGTCAACACTTATTTTCTAAATGTTGCGGGGATTTTTGGGGCAGGCAGGCTTATGTTTGCGGAGTTCAGCTACGCCAAATGGGCTGGCGCACCATTTGCAGGGGCTAAGCTTCTTCGGGGCAGAGTAGCCTCCACGGCCACGGATTACCTTCGCGGCCGCCGAGAGCAGGCTGGTTTCAGAGATGCGCTGGCGGCAGTGAGGACAATTCACAGTTCGACCATCGCGGGATCAAAGGCTGGGTCGTCAACGTCATACTCTTCCACGTCGCAGTCATTCAGGCCATCGTTGCACCCGAAGGCTGGCGTATAGGTCATGCCGAAGTCTTCCGGGTCTCCAATTTGGTTGGCGGCGGCCTCAATCTTTGCTTGGCTGCCGGTGAGTATCACATGCACGTCCATTGTGGTCAGGTTGTAGATGTAGGCTGTTGTCATTTTGCGTCTCCCGCTAGAACGATCCCGTCTTCCATCAGCCCACAGAAGAGAGTTACCGGCTGGAGCGTGTCCAGGGTCTTGGTCACATATTCGATGCGCACGGTCGGAATGCCCATAACTGGGTTTAGATGTGCGATTACCACGCCGGTGCGGTCGTAAAAGCTGCTGTAAACTTTGTCGCCGATTTGAAATTTACTGCTGGTCATGATTGCATCTCCTGCGGCTTCGTTGCCGCTCATTTGCTTACATGAATAGATTAGCACATCACCGTGAGATGTCAACACTTATTTTGCGTCTCCCGCTAGAATGGACGGTTGCTCGAGTATCGGCTTGGGTTTGGGCTTAGGGCAATTCACCGGGCGACCGGCATTCCAGCATCATCCAAGCCCGGACCATAGATCACCGGATTTACCGAGTGTGCCGGGACGCCATAATTCGGGTTAAGCAGTATGTCGATGACTCTGTTCGATTCACTGTTGGCGCTGGCAATCGAGGCGTGCCAGCGACGATAAGCCGGGAATCGATCCTGCATCGCAGAGTTTGCGAAAACGAGTTCGAATTGATCGGTCATTCGTTTGCCTTTCCTTTACGCTTTGCTGTTTTCCCAAGCGCGCCAATCTGCATTTTTCTGTGCCGCTTTCCGCGCCTCGGCCTTGGATACGAACTCAACGCTGGAATACTGAGGGTGATCGGTTACGGTCAGCGTGCCAAACTCGCGAACGGCCCAGCCAAGCCTTTTTGCCTCAAGGATTGCCGACTGCAGTTCTTTCCATGCGGCGGTCATCGCATCCAATGTTGATCCTGGCGTATCGAAGAAATTTCCAGGAATCGCGAAGTGCGCATCCTTGGCCACGGTATAGGAGCTTTGGGCAGCATCTACGCGGGCTGCGATGTCGGCCGTCACCTTCTTTGCTTGCGCTGCGGTCATTTTGATTTCGGTTGGCATGTCAGCTCCATTTGCTTACAGGAATAGATTACCACATCACCGTGAGATGTCAACACTTATTTTCAAACTATTTTTCCCACATTTCCGCACCTAGCTGGTAACGGCATAGCCGCGCGATTTGGTGTATGGTGAATCAGCTTCAGCTTGTTCGCCTGCCAACGGCGCTCCTGTGCAGGGACAGGTTTTTGAGTGCGGACCCCCCGGTTCAGCCTCGAATCTGCCCCTGCTACACATAGGGGAAAGCTGTGGCCATTCCTAAAATGCTTGATCTTTGCTCGGGAAGACTTGGTTGGGCCAAGGCCTTTTTAGCACGCGGGTGGGAGTGCACTGGGGTTGACCTGGTTGCCCCGCCTGAGATCCCACCAGGCTTCACGTTCAAGCTCGACAATATTCTCAACTATCAGCCGCATCACCTGCGGCATTTTGACTTCGTGTGCGCCTCGACTCCATGTGAGCAATTCAGCGTGCACGGCATGAAGCACTTTCACCCCAATCCGCCATATCCAGAGCTTGGCATCAAGCTGTTCAATCACGCGCGGGCTATCTGTGAAGCTAGCGGCGTGCCATACGTGATGGAAAACGTTAGGGCAGCGCAGCAGTTCGTGGGTAATGCGGTGCACCATTGCGGACCGTTCTACCTATGGGGTTCTGGCGTACCGCCGCTAATGCCCCAAGGGATTAAAAAGGGGATGGACTTAGGGTCCACGACAATTCAGATTTTGTCGATTGAGGAGCGCCGGATTAGGCGAAAGCAGTTCGCAATGCTGTCATCTTCGAGCGGATCTCCACAGCGTAAAGCACAGACGGCCAACGTAGCGACAATTCCACCCGAACTCAGTGCAACTGTAGCTGATTACGCTCAGCGTCTCGTATTCGACTTCGGGGAGGTGCGCTAGGTGGGCAAGCTCCCCGCATTGCAGTTCTACCCAGGCGATTGGCGTAAGGACATCGGCGTACAGTCCCTGACGTTCCATGACCGCGGCATCTGGTTCGAGATGCTCATGCTAATGCACGAGTCAGATATCCGCGGGATGTTGGTGCTCAATGGCCGGCCGATGCCAATCGAGTCTTTGGCCAGATTGCTCGGTTTGGATATCCATGTGGTTAACCAAACTTTGAGCAACCTGATAACCACCGGGGTGGCAAGCGTTGAACCAAATAGTGGGGCGATCATGTGCCGACGCATGGTTAGGGACGAAAACATCCGAAAAGTGCGTACCGAGGCGGGTAAAAAGGGTGGAAACCCTGTTTTGCTTAACCAAAATCCAACCACTGGGGTTAAGCAAATTCCAACCCCTTCATCTTCATCTTCATCTTCATCTACAAAGATAAGTACTATTGCGCGATTTACACCGAGCGATATAGAGAGCATTTACCAGCAGTACCCCCGCAAGAAATCCCCTGAGCGTGCAAAGAAAGCTATCAAGAAAGCCCTGGAGAACCTCGACGACGAGGACCCAGTCAAAGCCCTGCGCGCGCGTGTCATGGAATACGCCGCTAGTCCTGCCGGCCACAAGGAGCAAAGGTTTATCCCCTATCCGGCAACGTGGTTTAACGACAAGTGCTACACGGAAGACCCAAAGGAGTGGGAACAGTGAAAGACAGAATACCCAAGAGCGAAAAAGAGCAGAAGCAGGCAGCGGCGCGGGTGCGTGGGAAGTTTATACCCTGCGAGCGTGAAACTGGCGGAGGTGCACAAAAGCCCGGTAACGGCACCACCTGTTGCGGAGGGCAGATGTTCTTCTGGGCGAGCTACCAAGGCAAGCTCGAGCGATACGCGAAAGACTGCCAGTGCCTCACAGCTTGGCGTGCTGGATACAGTCAACCTGAACCGGGCAAGAAACCGCAACCTGTGCTCATTGGCAGCGACCACAAAGCAAAGGCGGCTGGCGAATGACATACGAAAAGAATCCAAACGCAATTCAGCCAGAGATCAAAGCGGCGTGGGTTGGTGGTCCCGATCGCTTATGGTCAGCGGTGCGTTGCAGCGGTGCCAGCTCGCCACAGCAGAACGGTGGTTTTGCCGGAAGTTACGTTTGCCATGGATGTCAGGTGCCAGTTGCTGGCGTCTATCGCGTAAAAGCAGGCCCACAAGCGCAGGAACGATGGCTGTGCGCAGCATGCAGACATGAAACTCGGCCGCAATCGGTGAAACCGGGAAAGCGCAAGCCATGAAACCAGCAGACGTGTGGGTTATTCGCCTGACAGCTGAGCAGATCGATAAGCTCGCTTCAGGCAAACATCTAGAGTTCCGTGCTATTGGCCACACGATTCGGTTGGTGGCACCCAAAGCAATGGAGGCAAAATGAAACCCTGTACACAGTGTCGCGATTTGTCCACAGTGGGTCGGCTGGTTGTCTACAGGTGGTGTTTTGGGGTAGCTATTTGGGTTGCGTGTGGTTTCTACGGGTGGGGCACCATGATGGCATATTGCGATTATCGCAACACTCACGACTGGGAAATTCTGCAGGAGCACTCCAGGGACGATGTGGGAATCTGCGCAGTTATTGCGGCTCTGGGTCCATTTGGAGCGGTCAATATGGCGTTGATTAGCAATTTCAACCAGCACGGCTGGGAACTTTGGGAGCGGCGCCGATGATTCGTTGCCCAGCCTGCGAATGCATACAAGAACCCTCCCCCAAGTGCCGGCGGTGTGGCAAACCTCTTCACCGCGAGATTCAACACTGGCCGGTGCAGGTAGTTCAGCCGAAACCCATGTTGCAGGAATGGCCGCTGATGACGATTGCCGAAGCAGAGCGACGCACGGTTATAGCCGCCGTCGAGCGCTGTGGCACCAAGGACGCGCTGAAAGTGCTTGGCATAGGGAAAACAGCCTTGTGGAAGAAAATGAAGCGCTACGGGCTTCCTACGCGTTCTGCAAAGCGAACCGGCCCAGCACAAAAGTAGTGCGCAAGGCTGCCTCATGGACTACAACGGGAATCGAGACCACGCCGGAAGCTGCCTGTACGCCGGAGCGAGGTAGGCTCCTGGGCTTCTTCGTGGTCCACGACAATTTGCTGATGATGCCCAGCGAATGCGACTGGGGATGCCAGTTGAGAGCCGGTAATCTCAATCAAAGCGAGTAGAGCGGAGTCGTCTCCTTGAACGCACGGGAACGTCGCAAACTAAAGCGTATCAGGCTCAGATGCAGAGACCATTCACCCCAGAGTCTCAACCGGCACGAGCGGCTGTTTGTTGTCAGCCACACACCGCCGCCCAAGCGTATATGCGTGATGTCTGATGCAGAAAGCCAGCGGTTTCACGATGTCACGATTGGGCACAGATGCACCAGCACAAGCCATCGGCATTACAGTCGCAAGCAAGTCGACATCTTGGTGGATCGCGGGGAGTTAACGTGGATTGGGCTGCATCATAAGATCGCAAGTTGGACACATGAAAAGACATGGGCAAAGGTGGACAGTGGCGGATTTAGCGTGATGCAGTTGGTTGCAGGACTTAGGCGATGAAGCGCCCATTTGAGGATGGATTTGCGCCATGGACTTTGCGGGTCGTGCGCATCCAATCAGGCCCACTGTAAACGGTAAGCGGCCCGCGCTACGGAGTTGGAATTCGCCGCGTGGAATATAGCCGCCTACCGCCTTCAACGCTTTTGCTCGTGTTCGGATTTGGTGGAGGATTATTTAATGACAGTCGCCGAACTCATCGCTTGGCTGCAAAGAGCAGACCCGACGCTGAACGTCATTATCGGCGATTATGATCCGCGGCCAAGTCGCCATGGAAGCTCGCACGGTCCGCTCCGCCTTACTATCGAGCGGCCTGATTTGCATCTGGAAAGCAGCGCGGCTAGGTCTAGTCGCACGTATGACTACAAGCGCAATTGCTATCGGGATAGCGGATTTGAGGAAGTGCCTCAGCCATGAGCTTAATAGGCGATCTACCGTACACCTTCTACCGGAGCAACGAGGGCGATTGGTGGGGCATGCCGAGAAACGAGTATGGCTTTGAATTGGCACCTGATCCGCATATCCCCTGGCCGCTGTGGCCGATTGCGATTGTGGCAGCGCTGGTGATTGCGTGTGTGGTGAACAGGTTTTGCAGGAATTAACAAGCTCCGTGCTGGGCAAATGGTCTGCAGGGAGATCCTGCAACGTGGTGACCATCGGTGGGTCAAGAAACAGCCCAGCACGGTTACAACGTTCGCAATGGGCCGTCAGGTCAAGGTGGCGGCCCGATTTTTGAGGGATTATGGAACCTATTCTGCTGGCGATCGCGCTGATGTTTGTACCCGCGCTTCATGCTCAGATCACCGTGCAATCCGGTCCGATCTACCAAGCTTCCTGGGCAGACGGCATACCTGATGTGATTCCGATGCGCCCTTCGTGTCCCGATGGATTCAAGACGCAGCGCTACCACCGGGGGATCACAGCGACCTTTACGCAAGGACCAGCAACTATTGGTGGAGTCACCACAGGCCAGGAAACCTTTACAGCCACCACCGTCGACCTTTCAGGCTGGGAAGATGTCGACGCAACCAAGCCGCAAGATGGCGATTATCAATGCGTTAGAGTGAAGGGCCACCGATGAGGCTACTTCTGCACGGCTACGGTGATGATCTGGGCCCGCTGCCCATTGTGGCTGCCTGCGACAGGGTCAATGCAGATATCAACCGCCGGCTTACGTGGGCAACCATAGCAAGCATGAACAGCACAGTGAAGCGGCAGCATGATCGTGGGTGGTGCAGGGGATGGTGGCGCGGAGTGGTCTTCGGTGTGGCACTGAGTGCGGTTCTGGGGGGCATAGGTGTTGTTTGGTGGCAGCTACGCTAAGGGTAGATGACAAGCAATTGACAGACAAATCGATCGCATGCCAGACCGACGAGAATGAATACAGGCTGACTCGTGCGCAGTTGCGGGATCTGCTTCCACATTGCAGCAACTTGCTGGATCGCTATACGCAGGCGGTCATGAATCGTGCGGTTCGTGCCGTGTCGCAGATGGATGCATACGATTTAGGCCACCAGCAAGGCGTAAAGGACGGCAGGCGCCAAGCTGAAGCGGAAGATCGCGCGCAGGGGGCCGCATTATATGATTCCGACGTTGTGAATAAATGCGATACCGGTCTTTGCGCGAGCTGCGGCAATACGCGACCAGAGCATACTTTGACAGAATGGCGCTATTGTAAGCGGGCACATTCGAAATGAGGCAAAAATGCTGCTGAAGTCGGTCGAGGGACCATGAAATTCGACGGCCGAGATATCGGAGAGGTTAGCCCGTGGGATATGGAGCTAGCGCGCCAAATGTGTGAGCAGTTCGGTGCAGAGTGGGCGCCTGAGGATTCATTTCAAGAGCTGAAGCGAAAGATGGCTATTGCTCACGGCCAACGTTACGGCATCAAAGTGAACGCGGCTGGACAAATTGAGTGAGCCGAAATGAGGCATAAATGCTGCTAATCATCGTGGTAGTGGTTCTACTCCTCGCAGGTGGTGGTGGCTATTGGGGCTATGGCCGCTACGGCGCCGGTGGAGGGTTCGGAATAGGCGGAATTTTGATTCTGCTGCTCATCCTTTGGCTACTTTTCGGGGGCGGTTTGCACCGGCTCTAAGCCGTTAATCGATTTCTAATACGACTGCAGCGCGCTAAGACTTCAACAAGCCGAACAATCTAGGCGATTCAATACGTTTAGGAAGGGAATAGCATCCATGTCACATGTCACTCCACACATCTACCGCGGCTTCAATGTCCGCTTCGACGAGCTTGAGCCGCAGAACGCAATCACTATGAGCAAATCCACCTGGGCAGCCCTTGAACAGCTGGAGAGCGGCTCGGAAGAGCATATTGCCAAGCGCTACCAAGTGAAAGCTAAGTCCAAGTTTGCAAGCCTTGAGCACCACGCGCTCGATTCCACCCACGCGACTGAAGCCGAAGCCAAAGCGCGCGCCCGCACGCTCAAAGATGCCGGCTATGAAACCGAAGTTGTGCCGCCGACTGCAGCCGAAGAGCCGCCGCTGTCATATGCGCGCTACCGGGTGCAGACACGAGTGAATTCATCCGCACCATACGTTTACGATTCCTCGTTCGCCGAAGAGGGCGATGCGCAGGGGCATGCACGCGATCTGGAAAGCAAGGATTTGGACACACAAATCATCGACGGCAATACCGGCAGCGTGGTCCAGAATGTCTATTCCGATGGCACGGCGATTGTGCCGGAAGCAGATGAGACTGCGAATTCATGGTCCCCTGAAGCGAGCCATGCTGGAGGGCTGCCTGAGCATCCCGTGTGGGCATCGCTCAGGCAGCCTGAGCATCCCGTGATCGCCAACCAGCCGCCTGCACAGAGCACATCTCCGAACCCAGCAGACAATGTCGGCACGGTCGAGCATGGTGGCAGCGTACCAGCTGAAACACCTGATCATGAATGGTTGCGGAAGGAAGCCGAAGCCAAGAAAGCGCATGCGTGAGTGAAGATCCAGACGCACCCTTGCCCGAAAAGGTGCAGGGCTATATAGATCGCCTGAAGCCTCCCGCCGGGGATAACATTTACGTCTTGGATGCGATCTTGGCGGATATCGAGGCGGAGCCGCGCGGAAGCACTTGTTTGTCGCTGCAAATGAACGCAATCGGCAATGTGGCCCAGATTCTACTGGAAAAGGCTGTCGCCAAAATGCCCAATCTGTATCGGGAGTACCCATGAGAACCGTCAATGACGACAAGCTAACCCTTTACAGGCATGAAAGGTTGCCCCTCTGGTTCGTGCGAAACCCGTTCTATTGGGGCGGCGTCCAGCACGCCCAGTTTGATTCTTTTGAGGATGCGCGCCGCGTGTTATGTGGGAACATCACATGAATCACCTGGATTGCATAGTCAGCTTTTTCGTTGGGGTAGCGCTCGGATCGTTCGCGACGGCCCAGATAATTATCCGGGTGGTCGATAAGTGGCGCAAGAAGGGATACGAGATTACCTGGAGGGGGCAGCCATTTTGAATCGCCGTTCGTTCCTCTCCCTGCTCGCCGGATCTGCGGCCGCATCAACCACGGCTTATTTTCTATCACCGATCGGTGGGTGGCATAGCGATGTAATCGTCAACCCCTATGATCTGCCCCTCGCATCTCGCCAGCACGCCGCATTGGATAGGGCCGCATTGGATAGGGCCATGCGCGTACTCAATGAGTATTTCGAAGCTACGAAACACCGTAGTTTTGAAGTATGAAGACTAAACCATTTTCCGAATCCGGTGGCCTTTTGCGCAAAGAAAGTCCTCGGGTATGCTCGCGTCCACGAGCTGCAATCGTAGCTCTTCGCTGGTGGTACTGGC